CGCTTATATTCTGAAATGATATTCTGAAACTTGTTTTTGTGTGTATTCAGGCATAAAAAAAGAGGTAAGCTGTTTAAGCTAACCTCTTAATTATTATCGATAAGTAGGTGGTACCCGAGGCCGGACTTGAACCGGCACGCTGTAACCAGCGAGGGATTTTAAATCACTCGCATAATCATTTTCTAACAATAACTTGTGATTATTTTCAGAATATTTATTGCTTATTTCAGTTACTTTTGTATCTGTTTTATATACATTTTTTATTGTTTTATTCTGAAAAATTTTTGTTGAAACTGTAGTAGGGAGTCGAACCCTCCTATGGTGCTTTCGTGTCCTACTATGTCCATGTATTAATTGCATATCAGCAATTTTAACTAGGACAGTGATGGACTTTTAATCACTCAAGTTGTTTAGGATATCTGGCTTTTATCTCAGAGACTTTATCTAACCATTCCTGACGTTTTTCAGATGACTGGTCAAATTGCCACTCCATGAAAATAGGGTCTGACTCAAGGCGGTAAGCCTCTTTTCTCTTGACGAGGTTTTGAGCCTCTTCAAAGTCTTTTTGCTGCAGAACAGAGTCGACCTGCTCCTGAGTCATGCCAAGCGAATTCATATAGCTGCGGGTCGTGTCTGTGTGGGTTCGACCCTGAAAGATGTAACTAAACATCTGTTTTCCTCCTGAATGGCTCAGCAAAAAGAGCCTTTTTAAGGTTGTAGGTGCTGGCGTGACCCGCATGGCCAAGCCAGGATTGAATGTTCTGGTTTATATTAGAGAGACTTATCTCGCCTTTAGCGAACTGGGACCGATACTTTTTAAGTTTTGTCTTGATTCGCTTGACGCTGCATTTTCTCAGTAACCTATGGCTCGAATAAATTCGATACCCGAGGAAGTCTAAGCTCCTGCCGTTACTCGTTGAGATAGGGAAAACCTGCGTCTTGCTGTTCGTTTTTAATCTCAGGTAAAGGTGCAGGAACTCCTCTATATCCTTTCTCCACTGGTGCAGCACAGCCTTGTCGTGGTGAATGATGGCAAAATCGTCCATGTAGCGGATGTAGTGTTTTGCGCCAAGTGTGTGCTTTGCATATCTATCAAGCTCGTGCAGATACACGTTTGCAAAAATCTGACTGGTAAGGTTCCCCAGCGGAATGCCCACGCCCATTGATTCGCAAGGGCTGTTATCAATGATATAAAACAGCAGCTCAAGCGTTCTCTGGCATTGTATTTTTGCCGCAAGGATAGACTTCAATACTTGGTGGTCTATGCTCGAAAAGTACCGGCTAATATCCGCTTTTAACGCATACGCCTTGCCATGCTTTGACTCCACCTTCTTAATAAAATATTGAGCTCTGTCAGCGCCTTTGTGGGTGCCTTTCCCTCGTCTACATGCGTATGAGTCATAGATGTAGGTTTTGTCAAACAGCGGTTCGATAACATTGTATATAGCCCGATGGACAACCCTGTCCTTAAAGTGCGGGGCTGATATCAGACGGCGCTTCGGCTCGAATACGTAAAAATGGTGATAGGGTGACATTTTATACATGCCCCACATCAGCTCGTTTTGTATTTCTATAATGTTCTCTTCCAGATTATTGAAGAAAACCAACGTTGCGTTCGCCTTTGTTTTTCCTTTTCGGCATGAGTATGCCGCCGATAAAAGATTCTCAAAATCAAATATCTTCTCGAATGAGCAGCCCAGTGACGCATCAATAGGCTTTATATCTGTTCCGGCTATGGCCGAGGAGGCGGCATCCTTTTCATGATTGCACTGACAGCATCCCTTGGGATGGTTGTTTCTGGCTACATCAAGAGCGGGGCGAAAACCGATGTTACTGTTCGAGTTCGACCGCGCATTGTTCAGATTGAGCGCGCCCAACCCGGCGTTCGAGCCATTGTTCCAGTTGCCCCCGCGAAGCGGGAATCGGTTCCGCGTATTCATAATGCCGTCCCCTGTTGCTTGGCATTAGCGGAGCGTATCCAGCCGCCTATCATTTTTCCAAGCTCAACCAGTTGGCCTACCCATATTTCATATCTCTTGATGTCGATATACCGTAAGTCCTTGGCGAGCCTGATTCGCCGTTTCAAGATGGCAAGCTCGATATCTAAATCGGTCAGGGTCGTCTTCTTGTGGTATCGCTTAAATGCCGTGATGATCAATCTTTGAAGTTGCAGCATTGAAAGCCTGATTTCCGCACCTAAAACATGGCGCTCATGTTTTGGAAACTGCTTTATTGCTTGATAGCCGTACATCATCATTTCTCGGCATTTTTCTTCAATGATTAGCGTTGTCAACTTGCCTCCGCACAACTAAAGGGCGCACTACCGTGCGCCATCCAAAGAATCAGTTAACAGTTACACAAAGAAAGCGGGGCGAAAACCGATGTTACCGCTCGAGTGCGACCGCGCAACGCCCAGACCGAGCGCGCCCAACCCGGCGTACGAGCCATCGAACCAGGAGCCCCCGCGAAGCGGGAAACGGTCACCATAGTTTCTAGTGTACAGCACCCCTCCAACAGTCTGGTCTGATGCAGTCTCTAGCAGCAGCTGTCTGAGCAGTTCAACTGGAGCATAACCGGAAGATTTTTGCAGAAGCTTGAATCCGACAGAGTTACTATATCCAGAGTTTATGTCGTCACCGACATTACCCATGCGATTTGTCACTGTTGAATTGAGGATAGGTGAGCCGCCGGTAGTTGAAGTTGAATCGTAATACGCTGTGTGACGATTCCATCCAGCCTCTGTTAATGATGGGTTGTTATCAAGAGTTGTTATAATTTGACCGTCATCCAATTTCATCTGGTCAATCCATTCCCAGACGTTGCCGACCAGGTCACATACGCCGAACTCAGTATGATCGTGATTCCACGTTGCGGGGCCCTTGCCTGTGTCGGTTCGCCCAGTGCTACTGGTATCGCCAGGCAGTCCGTTGTCGGCACGTCGAGCGGTTTCCCACTTCGCTTCGTGGCTGCGACCATAGTTAGTATTACCACGAGGCACAGTACCATTGGCCAGAGACCAGAGTGCAATGGCGGCCCACTCGTGAATCGACATCATGTGCCAATTTGCGCCTTTGCGCGTGCACAGCTCTTTTGCTACATCGTAGTTAACGGATGTGAGCGGCTGAGAGCCGCCGATAACGGCAGAGCCGCCCGCCGCCGATGATGCCAGGTATTTGCCGACAAGGATTTCGCCACGAGGCGCTCCGTTTGTGATGAATGCAGGATGCGTTCCGGTGCCAAGATTTAATGCCGTCAGGCCGAGATCTTCAACGTTGAACCTTGGTATCACACACATGATGTTGGGATTTCCCTGTGCATCATATACGACAGTATTTCTACCCCCTGAATTTTGCTCGATCGACTTTCGATAGCCATCCGTTGCGATAATAGTTAAGTTGCTGACGTTCTGGTTATAGTCAGTCTCAAGTGTGTTAAGCGCGTCATCACAGTCATTTATCAGTTCGGATGCCTGGTCTGCCAATTTCTTGGTGTATCCCTGGACAGGAATGATAGAGTACTCTTGGCCTGACTGAGAATTGCTTTTATAACTCGGATAAATTGATAGTGCCGAATCACTGGCAATATTCGTTATCTCATAGGTCAGCCTATCGGGGCCAACGAAGGCATCACCTACCCGGCTGTTTGCCACCCACGCAGTGCCGCTTCCGGTTACTGTGGTGGAACCATTGGTTACTGTTACTGTACCTGTTCTGTACCATGCCATTTTTATTGCTCCGATATTTGTATTGATGTGATGCCTGCATAATATGAGTCTGCATAGAAATCACCTGACGTAGATATCAGCTTGACTTCATAGTTGACGGTACCAGTGCCTGTGAACGAATCAGAGTATGTTTGGGATGGGCTAAACTGGTGACGGATAGTGACTTCCCATCCATTTCCTTCATACGAAGGGGCGGTTGTAATCGCCGTTGCTGTCGTTGACCATTGCTGTATCAACACGCCATTTCTGTAGAGTCCCCATGTAAGTGTCCCAGTTTTCTCCGGTTTGAATGTGTTAAGAAACGCATTGGCTTCTGCCGAAGTTGAAAACACTTCTCGCACTGACATGATGCACGATGTGCTGATGACAATATTTTTCTGATGGCCGAGACTGTTATTGTGGTCAACTGATGCATAATTATTCGCGCCAACAGTGTGACCCCACGTATTAAATCTGACTGATGAATACAGCGTTCCAGCCGCGAGAGAACCACCGAAATAGGCGCTACCGTCTGTTTTTCTATATTCTGTCGCGTTCGCCTCAGTACAATTACTGATATCGCCAACATCTGGGCCAAACCATTGAATAAACTGGTTTGAGCTGCCAAAGCCGACTCCGAATACCTGCATTGAACCGCCATATCGCTGAATAAGAGTTTTATTTAGCAGGGTTCCTATTAATGCAGCATTCATCATTGGCATGCCATTTTCGATGACTACAGCCGGTGTAATGCTGTTTTCATCAGTCCCATTAATGAAGCTGATATTGTCGGCTTTCAGTAATATCTCACTCGATTCTCCATTAGAACCAAGTGCTAAACCAGCCCAAACTTTTCTGCCACTAGTTGTTGTTTCCGCCTTTATTGTTACTAGTGCATTTACGTTACCTTCTAGATCTGCCTGAGCCTGTGATACTTGTTGCACTGCTGCGGCATTTTCACCAACTGTGGTATGTACAGTATTTATCTGCTGTGCTAACGCACTATCCGCATCAGCGCGGACGGTCTGTTCTTGCTGAATGGCCGCGGTGTTTTGTGCCACACCACTATTAGCCGTATCTGCGGCAGCTTGTGCCGCAGCAGCTGAAGCCTGAACAGTCGTTATGTTTTGAGCTAAAGCCTCATCAGCTGTAGTCCGAGCAATACTTTCCTGCTGAATCGCAGCTGAGTTGTTTTTTGACTCTGCTGATATTGTAGTAATTTGACGCGCAAGCGCCTCATCCTCTGTTGCCCTTGCTTCCTGCTCTACGCGGATCGCCGCTTTTGACTTCCAACCAGCAAGAACGTCTGCAAGGCGACCTTCGCCAGTGTCTTCCACCGTCGCCTGAACTGTATTTATTTTCCTGCCCAATACACTATCCGCATCAGCTCTGGCCGTAGCCTCGGATTGAATCGCGGCAGCGTTGTCTCCGACAGATGATTGCAATGTTGTTATGTCCTGAGCAAGAGCGCTATCCGCATCAGCTCTGGCCGTAGCCTCAGATTGAATCGCTGCAGCATTGTCTCCGACAGACGATTGCAGCGTCGTTATGTCTTGGGCTAGAGCTTCATCAGCTGTAGTACGAGCAATACTTTCCTGCTGAATAGCAGCTGAGTTGTTTTTTGACTCTGCTGATATTGTAGTAATTTGACGCGCAAGCGCTTCATCCTCTGTTGCCCTGGCCTCCTGCTCTACGCGGATCGCCGCTTTTGACTTCCAACCAGCAAGAACGTCTGCAAGGCGACCTTCGCCAGTGTCATCATCGCGATAGGCGGCGATCATGGTGTCAGTGCGTGAAGTGTTTGCTTCAAGCTTGCCGTCAATCAAATCAACAGAGTTCTGAACATCTGTCATTTTCGCCGTGAGTGCAGCTACCGCCTCACCAATGCTGGCGTAATCTCCTACATACTCCCAATAGTTGGTATCTGTCGGCAGAGTTCCGGCAGGTATGTTGTCCTGCTTTGCCCGGTAAAGCGATACACCTGTTCCGTCGTCGTAGGTGACGAATTCTCCGCTGTTATATACCGTTGAAGCGCTCCACTCTCCTGCCCCAGTAATGTCATCCAGCTGCTGGTTTATGCTGTCAATGTTTGCCTGGATCTGCGGTATTTTGTCTATTTCAATGTTTATGGAATCAAGGTTTGATTCGATTCCTGGTATTTTTTCAATGGGGTCAAGCAGGCTCTGGGACAGTTCACTTTCAGATATCTGCCCAGTAAGATAGTCGAGTATGTTGCCTGCATCTGAAGACGATGAACCTTGGACATAATCAGTCCACGGACCGATATTTCCTGTTCTGTCTACAATGCGCGCCTTAAACCAAAAACTTACGCCGGCGGCCAGACCATTTAATGTATGGTTATCCAGTGGATAGGCATATTGCCCGAGCAGTGTTTCGTTAGCTCCGGTGCTGCTGGTTGCATAGTAAATTTCGGTGTAAAGCGTGTCCTCTGCTCCGGCAGGAAAGCTCCAGTTTAAATCGATGCCAAATACAATCGAGGAAGTGGTCAGGCTGGCGAGTGCCGGAGGGGATCCGGTTTTGCCGGTAACGGGTGTTAGCGCTGATTCACGATAAATAGAGGCCACATCAACAGAATTAATGGCACGTACTCTGGCGAGATAATCACCGGTATATACGCCACGTACTTCCGCGCTGGTGCTGCCAGTTCTGGGGAGTGTTACCCACTCACCTGAATCTTTACGCCATTCCACATCATACGATATCGCCCCGGTGGCGGCTGGCCAACTAATCAGCATGACAGTGATAGATTGCGTCTGTTCGATGTACGTGCGCTGGCTGATGGTGACGGATGCAGGTGGTTGCTGAACTTTCGATGGCAGGATTGAAATTGGCCTATCAATGAGTTTTGAACCATTGTCGATAGACGTGAATTTGTCAGGGTTATAGGCAATCCCGGCGATCTGATATTCAATATCGTCTGAATCTGCTTTTTTAACGGTCGTGACGCGGTAGAGCTGTGGCTCAAGGCTATCTGACTCCAGCGCCCATTGTAATTGTGGTTCTGGTGTTTCACTAAATGCCGTGGATATGGTTACTACCCTGCCGTTGACACCAGTAATGGTTCTTCGCTCTGCTTTACCGGATGGCAGGTTAATACGTAATCTGTCATTAATGGCCGCCTCTGGATCGCTATCCAGCGTAATATTTAAGCCATCAATGGCAGAAATACGGCCACCAATGCGTTTACCGGCGATCAGGCTATCGGCTACGCCAATAATGTAACCAGGCAACGGGATTTGACCATCAAGCCCGACAGAAAACGATACGGTACGGTCATTATTATTGGTGTAAATCGCCCATTTACCGCGGCGCTGTGCTTCTGACTCTCGCGTACAACCAATGGCAGATAATTCCACGGGATTATCGCCGTAACGGCGTTGCAGTTTTGCATCAGCAACAGATGTCACATCGCTGTTATATTCGTTGTAAGGGTTATCCCAACTGACTAATGCCCGGCTGAATTTGGAGCGAATGCTGGTACCACTGTAATTAAATTGCCCGCCTTTCACGTTGGCATTGGTATAGAGGAAGTCCATATCCCGTGGCAAGTCAGCAATAGTTACCATCTGCCCATTGGCCCAGTACGTCATCCCGCGATAAATTGCTGCTAAATCGCGTAGCACTTGCCATGCTTCTTTAGGCTGTTGAATGTAAACATCGCATAAAAAGCGCGGTTCCATACCGCCTTTGCCATCAGGTACCAGTTCATCACAGTATTGCGCTATCTGGTACAGGCCCCACTTATCAACCAAGTCAGCGGTAATGCGCTGGCCTACACTGAAACGGTCCTCAAGAATAATGTCGTAAGAAACCCAAGCAGGATTATTAGTCCAGGCAATTTTGAAACTGCCGTCCCAGGTGCCTGAATAGGTTCTTGTTTCAGGATCATAGTTGGTAGGAACGCGCACTTTGCGCAGCTTGGTTTCAACTGCAACGGTAGGAATATTGCTGAACTGGCTGGCATCAAACTCAATAAACAGCAGCGCGGTATTAGGATAGGTAAACTTGGCATCCACGATTTCGGTAATCGCCGAAATAAACATGGTATCGCCAACGGTAGCTTTATTCTGGTTAGGTGTTATACGGCGCACCCGTACTTGCCAGCTACTGCCGGCAGGTAAATCAACGCGATGGCTGCGCTCATATTGCTGGTTGGTTTTTCCGCTTACTGACGTGCTCAATACCGTTTGGTAACTACCACCATCAGTGGCAACATCAATGGCATACGCAATGGTATAACCCACAATATCGCCATTATCTTTTTGCTGCTGGATAGTCGGCCAGCGCAAACGTAGACGCACAGCCGATAACATGCTGTTGGTTATTGACCGGATCCAATCATTATCGCTATTTAGCTCAGTGTTAACGGTAGTTTCATTTTCAACCGAAGGAATGCCCTGAATATAGCTTTGCTGGACAGAACCTGGTCTGAATTCCCACTTAGTCCCAGGGAAATTCTCATTGCCCTGGCTGTCGATGAGTGGCGTACCATCAAGGTAAATCATGGTGCCATCGATAGACCCTTCCCACTCACCTTCACCCAGTGCCAGCAGCATTTTGGCATAACTGGTTGATAGCAGATCATTCTTGGCTTCGGTTGGGGTACTCCCAGAGCCACCGCTCTTGCGGCCAGTAATTATCGGTACTGCTATAGTCATTACTGCTGATCCTCAGCATAAATGCCAGCACTGATAATGGCGCCACCCACACGGCGCTTGCCATAACCAATAGGTACGATGTTGCCTGCGGCAGAAGTATTAACGGCACCACCAAAGGCATAACTGGTACTGCTATCTTCATTGGACGAGGTAGATAGCGTTTGTGGTGACAGCATCTGAAATACGCCACCCGCTATCATTGAAATACCCACAGTACCAACAACGCCCCAAACCCCAGCACCTTCAGCAAATAGCGCACCGATTCCGCCAGGCCCCATATATACCGCTGCTGCAAAAAGTACGGCCCCAAATATTGTCTGAAATAGGCCTGCCCGCTTGCTGCCTTCCACTATTGGTACAATACGTAGCTCCCGGGTACCCGCCAATTCAAATTCTTTTTCTGACACATTCTCGCCATTGCGGAAGATGGCATAGCGCATGCCGCGCTTTGACTGCAAATGAATAAATTGCTCAAACCCGGCTAGTGTGTGCTTGAGTGCTGAGAATGCTTCCCATGCTATGCCTGACTCCAAGTGCCTAATATGGGTACGGCCAAACTTAGCCGCCAGAGAGCCTGACAGCTTAATAACGGTTGGTTGAGACATGGAAGTTTCCTTTAGGCAATAAAAAACCCCGGACAGTGCCGGGGCTTAGAAATGATAAAACGGACAAATTAACTAAATAATCAAAACGTCATCTTGAAATTATCTTAGTGTTAATCACACTTCTTTAGGCACAACATCACTACCACAGTGTTTACACTTTTTCGCCTTAGCCAAGATTTCTTCGGCGCAGAACGGGCACTCAACAGTCTGTTTCGCGCTCGAGCTAATCGATGGCTGCTGAGATGGTTGTGGTGTAGGATGCGTATCAGGTATAGTTTTCACAACTTCTGGCTGGTAATCCACTGAGCCAGGGTGAACCTTCAACGCCCAAACTAATGCCACAACCCAACCAACAAGCGTCCATCCTAATAAAAGGTTTAACGCAAAAATGCTGTAAAAGTTTGGTTGTTTATGAATATAAGCTTCATACATTGGGTAAAAGTACAGCACGGGACCAGTAAGCAAAAATGAACCAGCCATGAATTGTCCAAAACCATTTAACTCATGTGCCGGGATTGTCCCAAATCCCCAACCAAGTGCTACCAACAACCCAAGCACAACTAACCTTACAATAAACATAAAAATTCCATTTTTAAAAATCATGTTGTCTTTATGTTAATTACATTTCAGCGGAATTGACAACCAGTTAATGGCGAAGTTGTGCTAACAGCGACATTATTCAGTTACCATTTTTAATGAATAGCCGCACAGCGGTTTCACCTATCATATCCCTCTTCCGTTGACAGCTTAGACGCATCTGACTATAGTCCGCATTGAGGCGTCGAAACCTCATATACAGAGCGGCAATCCGCACCCGATAGTTATGCGGATTTTTTATGCCATAACACTTGGCTCCCAGTTCTATGCCGGGAGGCGTTAGCTATACAACACCCATAAGGGAAAGGCTAACGGCAGCGCTCTGTAGCTGTTTCGAACCTCCCGGAACCCCATTATCGAAAGTGGGAATATTCGAAAATACAGAGGAAGCGAAAATGTCACAGTCACTCATTCCAGCAGAAGCTGTTATCCGCAGCGATGGCATACTCAAAACTACTTCATTAAAAGTCGCTGAAGCATTTAATAAGCGCCATTCTCATGTGCTTCGTTCTATTGAAAATCTTGATTGCTCAGCAGAATTTACATCAGCCCACTTTTGGGTTCATGTTCAAAAAATCAGCATTGGCAATGGCGCCAGCCGTGAATCTAAGGTTTACGAAATGACCAAAGACGGTTTTATGTTCTTGGTCATGGGGTTTACCGGTGCCAAAGCTGCCGCGATCAAAGAGGCTTATATTAATGCCTTTAACCAGATGGCGGAGACACTGAAAAACACAACAAAAACCAACAGCTATGATCGCACCTGCTTGCGCGATGCCATTAACATGTTGGTTGCCAAAAAGTCGTTGCTGTATTCAGATGCCTACAGCCTTATCCATCAGCGTTTTTCCGTAAGTCATATTGATCAACTTACCCAAGCGCAACTGCCGCAGGCAGTCGAATATGTTCACCGTATGGCACTTGAAGGTGATTGGCTGGCACCCGCTGCATTACCGGAACCCAACTTTACCCAACAGTTTAGCTTTGATGAACTGTACCAGCTTGCCATGTTATGGCACCGCGCTGAGGTAATGCGACAATCCATTGAGCAGGTTTACCCGCTGCTGCGTGTTGCAGAACATCGCCTGGCTGGAAAATACTATGAAATGTATCGTCTGTTCAAGCTGGATATTGATAGTTCGCAGCGCTTGCTTGCCAGAGAAGTTGCTCAGGTGCAGTTACCCCATGACTATGAGTTTATGAGTAGTTTATTTGGCCTATTGCAAAGCTGATTAATGGGTACTAAAAAGGCCACCGATGGTGGCCTTATTCTTCAACAGATAGCTTAACTTCATGAGGATCATCTTTAAGCTTTTTGTCGTTACAGTATTCGAGAAAAACTCGTTTACTTACTCCAGCTTGATTTGCCATAGATTTTACTAAGTCATTAGAAAATGGCGCTTTAGGGCAATCAACCGTTACCTTAAGCATTTTACCACTTACCACTTTTTTCCAATGCACATGTGATGTGCCATCCTGTGGAAACTCTTCAAACCCCATATTCCTTAGGGCTCTTTTAACCTGCTCACAGGTAGGTGGTGCAAATTTTCTAAATAGTCCCACTTTTATCTATGGACCAGTTCCATTGGTAGTACGTTGTTAAATATTCTGCAACTTTTTTTAAATTTAAGCAATTTTCCTAACATACTAACTGCTGCATATTCCATTCGCTGTGAAAGTGGCGCTTTACGATTGAGTAACTGTTCAGCGTATTCACGATCAACAGTAAAAGCATCATGAATATAGGAATGAATCATAGATTCAAGCTTTTCCTTAGCTTCTTCCAGAGTTTCGGCTTGGGCAGCCAACGACAAATCAACAGCAATTGCTACCCATGAATCGCCATCCTTTTTGGCGTAACACCGAATAACAAGTTGGTTTGTTCGCATACTATCTCCTAAGTGATTTAGCCCGCGCATTATACGGATTTAATCTGCAAAGACAACATTCCTGTTGTTCTTGTTGTATATCAAACGCTATCAAAGCACAACAAAAATGATATTTATTGGTTGCAGACTCACATAAAAGATAGCAAATATTAGCGATTCCTGCCTTGACAGTACCTTACCACCAACCGGGTATTACGCTGCCAGTAGCCACCATAGGGATCACGGCGAGACAGGCGGCCATAGAGATGGTGCAGCATATGGTTGTCGCCCAAATACACGGCAGCATGATTGACACGCTTTGACTGGATTTGCATCAAGATCACATCGCCTGGCTTTAAGTCGCTTTCCGGCACTGGTGAAAACCCGGCTTTGCCGTAGTTGTCGAGATACAGTTCTTGGTCACCTTCCCACCAACCATCTTCGCGGGTGAATTCTGGCAATGTGATGCCGCGTTCTAATTGATACCAGTCTTTGATCAGTGCGTAGCAGTCCCATACACCATGCACAAATGGCCTACCGAGTAACGGTGGTATTTCACCTGTGGGGACGATGGTACGCAAATCCCCTTCCGGCCAGCTGATAATATGCCAAGGCAGTGCGGTAGCTTCGCACATTGCCAGATCGTGGGCGCTCGGTTGGCTAGTTGCATCCGGGTGGCTGTGGCAGATACCAATAATAGTGCCGTTATCCTCTGCTGCAGCATAAGCTTCTGGCGCAATGCGAAACTCTTCATTTTTACTGGTGGCCACGTTATCACACGGCAGGTACTGCTCACCTTTTTGTGTAACAACGATCAAACCGCAGCATTCATGCGGGTATGCGCCGTTAGCGTGATCCCGGAACAGGTTGAGTGAAGATTGTTTCATTTCTGTTTTTGCTGGCTACCAGAAGATGGACGGCCACCATGACCGGAAGCGGTTGATGATTTACTTGGTTTCTTAATAACTTTTATCAAGATAGCGGCCGCGCCGATGATCACGGCCAGTAGCAATACAATGGCAATGGTATTCATGGTGTTACCTCGGTGGTTTGTTGCTTCTTAGGTATGAATTACTTGATCATGCGAACTGCAGGGAACCCGCCAAAAGGCAGTTCTGCTGTATCGCCAAAGCGAAGTTTGCAGCCGTTAATAGTACCGCTGCACTGGTCTTGTTCTGGGTCGGTTGTAGGGTTGTCATCTTCATCAAACATAGCAGTGCCGGTATAGCCGCAATCAGGCCCGCGATACTGGCCGCGCTGGCACCAGTAGCAATACGGTGTCATCTGGCGGCCCATCTTGAAATTGCCAACAGCGGCTGGGTTGGATAGCTGAAACTGCACATACTGGTTATTTTCGTCAGTTTTCCGATCCACCATCCAGATATCAATGTTTTCCTGTGTGGGATCGGCCTCTGGATTGCCCGCGGCGAAATTAACCGCATCAAGATATTTGGCTAGCGTTCGGTGAATGGTGACTTTGGCATTTTCCATATTCTGGTAGATCAGACAGACGGCTGAAATTGCGCCATCAAGATTTGCTACGGTCAGTTTTGGTGCTGATGGTGATCCGTCTGAGTTGATCTCCATATCTTTCAACTCAACCGGCCATGCACTGTATTCTTCACCTTGCCACCAGATGGATTTTGCCAGTAGTTCTTCACCCGTAGATACTGCATCGGCTATTTCAGATTCGGTGTGCGGCACTCTATGGGAGTGAAAGCGCAGTATATCTGCACCGAATGCAGAGCCATCCACTTCATAGAGGATCACTTCGCTACCGGGTTCCAGCGTTTGAATGTCGTGATTAAGTGCCATTAAGGGTGATATGCCTGTTCAAAGGTTACAGTGATGCGGTAGATACCAGCGCCGAGCGGGTTGATGGAATACTTGCCAGCCGTCCATAGTGACAGTTGCCCAAGCGGTGGCTTCCACGCGAAGGATTTTGCGCCTTTATGCAGGTCGAGAAAGGCAGCAATGGCGGTGGCATCGGCTTTACGTTTGGTGAATGTGAGTGGCCACGTTTGTTTTTCATTATTGATGCCATCTGCCACTTTCTGGATGTAGCCATCGCCAAATTGGGCCGTTCTGACAGTAAAGTCCTTGTCGCCAGTGGCACTGCCATCCGGCACCCACGTGAATTCGAGAAGTGCCATTAGGTGTACCCTCGCATTGCCGCCCAAATCATGCCGCCCGGTTTTAGCTGTTTGGCAATTTCTTCTTGAGCACCTTGCTTGGCGGCATTAGCGTATGCCTTAGCAACTTTGGCATTATCGGCGGTATTACCACTGTTTGATGCGGTAACATTGATATGCTGAGTGATCGTTAAACCATTGCCGCTATTAGTTGGTGTACCCGCCAGGTAGTTACCACCGACTACCCCACCATCAGCAAAGCCGCGATAGCCTTTGCGCATTGCTTCTACAGACGCCACTCCGCCATGTCTGGCAACATCCTCCTGACTGAATACCACCTCCCCTTTATGCACAATTCCAGCAGGTTGATATTTACCGCCAGGGCCTGTGTAGCCACCTGACCAGTGTGGTTTAATGACTGCAGCACTGGATGACGTAGTTTGTGTGCTGGTAACGCCAGCCCTATAGCCGCCGGCGGCAGATGAGACAAACAGGGAACCTAACATACCCACAATCGCTTGCCTTGCTGCAATGCGGGCTAAGTCAGCCAAAATCGATTTGGTAAAGTCAGCAAATGACAGTTTCCCGGTCATGGCAAAATTAACAATGGCATCTTCCATATTGCCAAAGGCGTTGGTAAATAGATTTTCTGTCTGCTTAGAGACGTCCCGCGCTGAATCCACATAGTTGGCAAATGCGGTGCTGGCGCCATTGCTCCAGTCCTCTCTGGCAGCATCCATTTTGGCAAAGTAATCATCTTGGTCAGCAAGGCTGGTGTTCAGATAATCGCGGTTAGCTTGTAACTGAGCTTGGTAAGTCTCGGCATTGATACCGCCGTTATTTTCACCTTTTTGGTAGGCCTCATAAGAGGCGCCATTCATTTTGAGATATTCACGTTCAATTTTCTGACGTGCTCTTAGGCGTTGTAATTCGGTACTGCCTTTGCCGAAGTTATCTAAATCATCACCATACTGTTGGCGTTGCTGTGCGGTTTTTGAGGATAGGCTGGCGATATAGGCCTGCATCTTCTGCAACTGGTCACGCTTGCGGATCTGATCTTCAAGTGCTTTGTTTTGTTCTAGGAGTGTCCGCTGCTGTTTCTCGTTTGCTAGCAGACTTTTTTCATCTGCCGTTAGCACTTTCTTATTTTTTAGGTCAGCAATCTTCTGGTTAAATTCAATGAGATCCTGTGCAGATTTGCCAAGCTTTTGGGTGGTACCTAGTTGTTCCTGCAACACTGCATTTTGCTGCTGATACTGTTGCATCGCTTTGGTAGCCGCATCGGATTTTACATCTGGTGTTTTTGGATCTTTATACAGATCATCAACATATTTTTTAATCTTTGCGATGCGCTCAGGGGAAATATCCTGACTATTAGGGTTATCTTTACGGATATTTTCTACATATTTATCAATTTCTTTATAAACTTTGGCGCGTTTTTCTGCAGGAGTTAAACTAGCTTCCTCCCATTTACTTAGCCCTTGTATGCCTTCAATTGCCAACTTCGCTTGAGCTGCACGTTTTTGCTGTGCATCAGTAAGCTGATCTTCTTTCTGTAAACTATCAACAATCAGTTGGGCCTGTGATTGCAGAGACTTTAGTCTATCCGCTCTACGAACAGCTTCTCCGCTGCCTTCTTCGCCTGGACCTTTAGCAACAAGATCATTAATTTCTTTATTTATATCTGCTAGCTTTTCAAGATCAGTTTCTGTACGAAAAATATTAAGCACATCATCCCATGATCTAGTCGCTCCAGATTTTAAGGCTCTCCATATCCTTTCTATTTCACCCAAATTATTGGTGATTTCACCGGCACGCTGCGATAGTGCACTTCCAAATGAATCAAGTGCTAGTTGTACTGCTTCTGTCGTTTTTCCCTGTTTTTCTAACGCTGCGATTTGCTCATAAACCGATGAGGTGAGGACATTGTATTTTGCATTTAGCTCTACAGCAGCTTTGGCCGGGTCTTTTGCCAGTTTTTCGAATTCCTTGACGGTATCTTCCACGGCTTTGCCGGTGGTGTTTTCCATCAGGACAGCGATACCAGCCACCTGTTCAAGCTGGGATCCGGTAAATTTGCCAGTTTCAGCCACAGCCGCCAACGCGGCCGCCGCTTGGTGTTGGGTGCCGGTATATTGGCTGATACGTTTGGCAGCGTCTGCCATCTGGTTAGCACTGGAGCCAGCGGCATTACCCGTGAGGATTAATGCGCTGCGATAAGCATCTGCCTCTTTACTGCCTTGATAGTAGGCGGCGGTGAGCGCAGCAACGGCGGCGGCAGAAATCGTCAGCGGATTCACTAGCCCAGCAATATAAGTACCCAAGGCTTTAGCCGCAGGGCCGATACCGCCGAACATATCCTTGATCTGTCCGCCCTGTTGCAGCAATACGGTCAATGGCCGTTGCCCAGCTTGCAGCGATACCACAATATCGGTGATCTGTGCTGGCATGCCGCGCATAGCCCACTGCATTTCTTTAGCAGACTTGCCATTGGCGTTAAAACCTTTTGACGTTACATCTAGCGCTGCGCGAGTCTCCTTAAGTTTATTAGCATAAATTTCAAAGTGTTCAGTATCAATAATGCCGTTTTTATGATGTTCTTTAAGCTGGATTAGTTGCTTATCCAGCTTCATGTATTCACCAACTAAAGGCTCTATGGAGCTGATTAGGCGGTCAGCTTCGCGTTCCTGCTGCTTTTGCTTATTCGTCAGCGCTTCCGCAGCTTTTTCAGCATCAGTCATCGCACGCTTATACTGACCAGTTTCAGCCATGATCTGTACGGTGAGTCTACCGAGGGATTTTCCTGCCATTATTCTTGCCCTGACGTTGTATTGGCCTGCAGATAACCGAGCACATCATCGAAAGAAGCTTCCTCTTCTTCACCGGGTGACCCAGAGAAGACCAAGAAGTCTTCAAGTTCTGCTTTGCCGCCATTGATAGTGTTGAGGTGGAACATCTGGTGAGCTGCGTACCATTCGCTACGGATTTGCATAGAAAGTGGGCCGTACTTGGCCCGGTATGCCATCCATTGCAGGACTTCCGTGTTAGTTAATTGGCTTTGCGCTTCCGCGATGGTTTTTCCGCCGATGCCGGCGAGGATGAGGTCGCACCAGAATTCGTCGTCAGGGCTGAGGTTTTTGGGTCTGGTAGTTCTCCGAGATTATTCACCTCGTAGATGGCATACCAGAGCGCCAACCCAAGTCCATCACAGATAGGGCCATGCTCTTCATTACCCGCGAGATCACTGAGGGTAAAAATGGGGTTTCCCGTTTGCAGGTCCACTATCCCCGCTGAAATTTCAGCAGTGAGAATGTCCGGGCTACCTTTTGCCATAGCATCACGTACCGCCATTGCTGTCACAAACGACATAGGACGGACGCCAACGGTAGCCGTAAATTCTTTACCGGCATCATTGAGCCAGGTGATCTCTTTGGGGATCACCTTTGCGCGGGTAAAGGCCCCGGATGATTTAAGTGTTTCTAGGTTGAACTCCATAAATCACCTTAGGCGGCTGCTTTGCGAGATGGGGTAATGGCGCCACTCAGTTGGATGGTACAGGCAGACTTAACCACATCGTTCAGCGCGAAGGAGAACGGGAAGTTTTGCAGGTTGCCTTTGAATGCCAGCCATGTGCGGGTAGTTGGCAGTGTGACAGCGCTGGTACCACTATCGTACGTTGGCACAATGTCTTTTCCGTCACCCCACCCCAGATACCATTGCAACTGAACACCAGCTTGTTTCAGCTCATACAACCGATAGTGGTTTTCAGTTTCAGCTTCATCAAAGTTGGTATTGACACCAAATGATGCCTGCCCAGGCGTTGCCAGACCGGATAGATATTCACGGTCATCACCTTCTAGTGGCGTAGTCTCGATTTGGTCATTGGGTGAGTCAATGCCATCGATACTGGTAGTGTTGGCAACTTTTAGAATGGCACTATTCTCTTCATCCAGAAAATAGAGTTGTGTGCCTTGTGTTTTTTTGGCTTTACCCATGGGTTTTACTCCTGTTAAGGCAATAAAAAACCCCGGGCAAGCCGGGGTATCTGGTTGTGTTAAATTGGCAATTAGCCTGTGACTATCCAGCCAACATCGAAGCTGAAGTAAAAATCACTCGTTTGTGCATCACGGCCATCGCCGTTGTAATTCAGTACGTAAGCGTGTTCCTGTATTGCCTGCATGATGGCATTTGCACCCGCTATGACAGTGGTATCGCTTTCAGCATAGACGTTTACCTGTATTTGGTAGTCATCAAGGTTAGAGGCATCTGCCAGATAGTTTTCTGGATTACCGCTGATAACCTGCCAAGTAGCATATGGCCGAGTAACGCCTTCATCTGCCTGCCCATAGGGATAGATCCGTGTTGGTAATTCACCAAAAATGGCTTTTACGCCATCATCACCAGCGCAGATGGTAAAAAACGGTGCTTGGTTCATAGTGAAAGCTTATTCAGTGACGATTGCAGCTCAACGACGATTGCGTTTAATGCCGGATTGATATTGTTGGCCAGTGCTGGCCGCATAAACGGGTGTGATCTGGCATGTTGGGTACCAAACTCCACCAGATGCCAATGCGGGGTATTGCCGTGAGGCCCAGTATCTGCGTTTGGCCTAGGAATGCGACCACGTTCTGTGGCAACCCCAATCCTGTACATGACTACATCGCCATTAGTACGCCGGAAGACTCGGCTGGCGTACTGGTAGCTGATGTTATCCGCAATTCTCCGCGCCGTAGATGGGTCATCCACCAGTAGCGCATTGTCATAAGCGGCCTTTTTCACCAGTTCTGCCGCCTTTTTTAAGGCGTTTCTGGTAGCTTTATGGGCAATTTCATCCGACACTGTCGCCATGCGCTTTTTGATATCTGCTAATCCCGTGATGGAGAAAGTCACTGAGCTCATAGCGGTATTACCTGATTAGCTCTTATCTGCTACAGATGTAACAACTTCAACAACGCCAGTCGCGGCGAGTTTTTTAGCCCGGTCTTCATCCATCAAAAATGGCGAACTGTTGGGAGTGTGGGTTTTACCAATTTTCACGTCAGTGAATGGTTTTTTGCACTTAACAGTGACTTGTTTGATCGCTGCCATGATGGCTCCTAAATATCCTGTGAGACTGGAATGGTTAAAGACTCTCGCCCGCTTTTTTCGTCAGGCAAAAATCCGTGAATTTTGTAAATAATTCCGCGCCAGAGAAGCCGATAAACACCTGGTTCAATATCACGATAACGGATGGTAAATTTTCCGCTGATTTGGCTTTTCGCTGCAGAGGCTGCAATAAAGTCGCGTACTGATAACGCTTGGTATTTTGCTAAGGTAGTGAATGCCAATTGCCATTCAACTTGCTCGGCACCAGAGCTGTTTTGCCCGGTCACTACCTTGCGCTTAACTTCAATTTTGTGACGGTATGCGCCTGCACTCATAGTTACCCCAATGTATGGCTGCGGGAGTCAAATATCAGGGCTTCAAATGCCTGCGGGATTTCGTGCTGAGTATCGCGGCCAACGGCTTCACGGTTGCTAAACCAATGTCCAACCAGCAATAGCGCAGCTAATACCAGATCTGGTTCATCTGATACTAAAAACGGATTGGCTGGTTGTAGATCCATTGCAGCCAACGCGGCAGCATCCGCCACAAAGGTGGCTAGATTGCCATCATCATCCCGTAACCGTTTAGCAAGATGCCGTTCTGCCGCAGCTGATAGCTGGTTCAGATAGGTATCAAATTCCGTTTCATCCGGCAGCAGATTCACCTGCTGCCGCACCTGTTCGATAGTCAGCAATGACATAAGGATTACTTAGTCTCGTCTGCCGCTTTTTTGGCGGTGGCGGGGTCAATCGCCACTTTCAGTTTGTCTTTCAGTTTAGTGGCCTGTTCTTCAGGAAACCCTGCAACATCCCCTTTGCTGTAACGGCCATAAGGTTTGGTGAATTGAACGGATACCAGTTTTTCGGTGGTTTTGCCTGCCATGATGCAGCCCTCTTATGAATTACGTGAAATACAAAAGCCGGGATAACCCCGGCTTTTTATTGTCTGGTCGATTACCAGGTAACGGCGGTACCCAGCACCAGACCTTCAGGATGGCGGAAGCCAACATCGTGCTCGGTGACCACGCGGATCAGTGACTGGTCGCGTGAGAATGCGCTCACAAGATTACCTTCACCATCTTTGTAGGTAGCTTCAGTAGAAAAGTCGATACGGTAAATGCCATCTTCACCGATCACCATGTCGTTGAAATCAGCGAAGTAGATTTCTGACTCGTTTGAACCCGCACCAAGGTTCACTGGAATGGCATTGGTATTCTGGATTGGATATCCCTTTAACATACCAGTAGCCATTTCTGGATAGACCTTATTGCCATTACCATCGCGCAAGCCAAACAGTTTCATCCAGCTACGGGGCGACATTCCCCACCCACAGTGGATCATCATGGAGTTGGATGACATCAGCGCTAACATTAGGCTATCAAGGTAAGCATCGATGGTTGCTAAATCGGCAGTGCCAGCCCAAGGAACTGTGCGATTGGCCGCGGTGGCTGTTGCTTTAAAGCCTATTGGTGTGTTGTTGGTACCATCATCACGCAGGAAGGCTTTGTCTTCACGTACCGCTACGGCATTAATACAGTCTGCCAGCACTAACTGCTCAACATTAAACCCTGCGCGACCAATCAGTTGATTACTGATAGGTACCAGTGCAATGAGCTTTTTAGCTGACAATTTCACATCATCAAATGTGCCTTCAGAAGTCACAGCGTCTGCACCTTCACCGGTATAGCTGGCAGTGGCACCACCACTCATACGTGGCATGCTCATGTTACCATTTGGCAATGGTACTGAACGGGCACCCAAGCGGCGCACAATAGTACGATCGCGCAGCAGTTCAATGACTTCATTAGCGGTATTTTGTGGGATCAATGCCCCACCACTGCCAGCGCTGGTTTCGATGGCCATAGCAACTTCGCTATCGCCAAGCTTGTCACTGGCAAATGCCGCAGCCTTATCCAAGTCACCTTTTGCCGCAGCAATTGACATTGCAGTACGGGCAAAGGCTGCACCTTTATACTGCTGCGCTTCTTTTTTGGTGTGAACAGCCGCCGCGCCGATTTTCTCAATCGGTTTTGCGTGCTGGGCATTCATCCGTTCTGCGGCTTCCAAGCGGCCAATTTGTGATGATAGCTTTTCGAAATCACCAGACAGCGTGTTGAATTCGGTCAGCTGCTCTGCTGAAAGACCTGTTTCAGCGTCAATTTGTGCCAGCGCCTGGATCTGAGCGTTAATCTCGGCGCGTTTGCGGCGTAGTTCTTCGATAGTCATATCGACTTCTCCAATTTTAGAAACAAAAAAAGCACCCTATTGGGTGCTTGTGGTGGTTAACTCCGCCGCGTGGCTAGAGTTTGGTTGCAATATCCATCGCTTTGGCACGAGTGCTTAAGCGGTTGGATGATTGGCGCGGTGACGCCGGTTGCAAATAAGGTTTGGCGATGCTGCTGATCGCGGAAGTTGGGTCCATCATTTCATCAGCGAACCCTAAAGAAATGGCCTCTTGTGCATTCAACAGACCGGCTTGGGTATCAATTACACGTTGCTTATCGATACCGCGGTACTCTGCCACGGAATTGACAAATAACTCGTAGGCATCATCCAGACGTTTGTTTAGTACAACTAATGTCTGGTCAGTGATTGGCTCATGTGGTGAACCATCGTTTTTATGGTCACCGCGATAAAGTGTGGTGAACTTGATGCCGATTTCTTCTTCCCACTTGCTGACTTCCATGTGCTCGATAATCACCCCAATAGAGCCAACACCTGAGGTTTGCGACACAATGATTTTGCTGCACGCAGCTGCCAGAAAGTAACAGGCAGAATATGCCGAGAAATTGATAATGGCCGTAATGGGTTTGGTAGCTTTGGCTTGATTGATGAAATCGGCTAACTCTTTACAGCCAATAGCCATGCCACCACCGGAATTCATATCTAGTACAATTTCTTGCACCATGTCGTAGTCAAGCGCCCGCTGGATGTTATTGCGGATGCGTTCGTAACTGTTGATCTCGGTGCAGTTTGCGTCGATATTGCCACGGCGAGACATCAAAAGACCATGCACTGGAATTATGGCAATGTTGTCTTTAGCAATGGTGTACATACCATCGCTATTACAAGGAGCGGCTGGCTTTGATGGAGCCCAATCATCATCTTCCATCGCCAATACTTCACCTGGCTGATGCAGTTGAATGATATCGACAGGTGTAATTGCACCAATCCCTTGCATACGTGGGATAAGTACCGATTTCACGGCATCTACAGCAATTCTGGTTGCATAAAGCGGCGTACTGAACACCATGCTGGCAAGATGTGGGTAGTTAATCTGTTTGGCCATGTTACATCCTTAATATCTGTTCAATTTGGTTAAGCTGCTCAGGTGTTGCCTCCATGGATTGCTGTAATTGCTTGGAGTCCACCATGTTCAGTGGTGTGAGATAGCGATTACCACCGGGGATTGGCGGCATATTTTCCAGACGACGGATATCATTGACGGATAACCAGCCCCACTGACGGCCAATGGCATAGGATTCGTAACGGGATTTTTGGTCACCACGGAGCAACCCTTGTACGTTGAATTCGATGTAGTATTTACCGCGTTCTGATGGCAGCAGTAGATCGCGTGTTTGTGCTGCCTCAATGCGTTTTAACCAGGGTAATAGTGTGTATATCACGAACCCAAGCGACATGGATTCGATGCCAGAGCCCCAAGAAGTGGTTTTGTCATTCAGTTGCACCATGTGCAGTGGAATTTTATAAAGGCGGCAAATTTCTTCTACGCTGAAACGGCGAGACTCAAGCAACTGGGCCTTTTCGTTATCCATAGATAACTGTCTGTAGGTCATGCCCTCTTGCAGCAGTGCTACAGAAAACGCATTACGCAGCCCTGAATGACGTTCTTTCCATTTGTTGAGTAACTCATCGACTTTTGCCTGTGACTCAATAGATCCAGATTCCTTTGGCCGTTCAATCACGCCACTCATGGTAGTGCCATTGGCAAACACGCCGGAGGCATGTTCTTCTGTTGCTAATGCCAACCCTAATGTGTCCACGTTGGTTTGAATGGGTGACACACCAACAAAGCCATCAAAACTAAACGCCTTGATGTGGTGCATCATCCGCATTGGCAACGTTTCATTGACTTCTGTCAAATGGTAATACGGCAGACCATCCGGGCCTTTCAGCACCATGACCTTATCTGGATGGATGGGGATCAGCTCTTTGATATTGGCGTCAGCATCACGTTCTATCAGTGCAAAGTGGTTACCGCGGATCCCAAGGCAGCCCATACCCTGCTCGTAATATTCAAAGCTGGTATCTTTCTGGTTTGGCTGGTTATGGATCAGGTCATAAAGCGGGTGATCGGTTGCGCGTACCCGTCCTTCTCCTTCCCGGCGATAAAGCTCGCAAGGCAGTTGTGCTACTGACTCGGCCAATAACGTTACACAGGCACGAACGGCACCAAATGCCATGGCTTTTTCTGGAGTGATAAATACGCCAGCTTTTGAACTACCACCAGTGATTGAACTTATCCACCGAGACCAGTCTTGCCCAGTACCGTTAGGACTGGTAGTGCGGAACATTTGTGGAATAAACATCAATCACCCGTTGGTTTAGGAATAGACATGGCTTTTGCCATCAGAAATGACCACACCAGGCACAAAACACCACCGGTAATGAACCCCAGCGCTGGCAGCAGTAACCAGGCACCATATGCCAGCAATAACGCGCCGATAATGCCGACAATAAAGCAGATTGCATTCAACATAAAACGTCCGAGGTATCATAAATGGATTGTTGGTTATGGCCTTCGGCACCTTCTGCCGTACCAATTGCCATTGCAGCCGCCACTACGCCATCAATGCGGCCAGTGGCTTTTTTCTTATTGAAGATCCGGTTGTCTTTTGGATCTGCTTCCAGCACTGCGCTGGCCGCATTCCAACGCAACACTGGATTTGTTCTAATTTCTAAATCGCCTGACTCGATAAGTTCTTCAAACAGCTCGATAGAGTGCGGCATCCAGAGGTTTGACTCACCCGCTTTGTAGTAACCTTGTCCGTGAGGCACCAACTCAAGTTCTACCCCTTCGTTTTGCAGTTCATCCAGCAGATATGGGATGCGATAGCGGTCAAAACCAATACGCCGAATATCGAACATGAGTGCCAATTCAGCCAAGCGACTGGCAACAAAGTTGTATTTAATTGCGGTACCAGGCGTTGCGGTAATAAAGCCGTCTTTTACCCACTGGCGGTATGGCACGTTGTCGGTTTTTTCCCGGTCGCCAAGCGTGTCGGCTGGCGTCCAAAATTCTGCCAGCAAGCGTTTTAACTGCGGGAAGTACAGCACTAATGCGGTAAGGTCTCGAGTACCAGATAGGTCAAGCCCGCCGTAGCACTCTTCGCCGATCAATTCTTCTAGGTCAAAGTCAGCTTCGCAGTTAAGCCAGGTATCTGCCGATAGCCAAGGCGAACCAGATTCTACCCATTGGCAGAAATTTAACCTGCGGACAATGGCCTCTTTTGATGGCATCCCCTTGGCCTGCGTGACTTGCTCTTCAAGATACTGTTCTGTGAAGGTATGCCCTAGCGATGGGTTTGCTTTGGGCCAACAGCTTTTATCCTTTAACGGATCATCACCTTCATCCAGAGAACAGATAAAGGCGAAGAATGCGTCATCTTCTTTGGTACCAGCACAGATAGCTTTTCCGTATTCATGATATTGATAGCAAACGCTGGTGCGATCATGCCCGGAGTTGGTGATCATGAATATCAGTGCTTGGCGCCGGCCTTTGGTACCAGCGCGCATCATTTCCACTGTGGTGTTGTTCTTGTGTTCGTGGATTTCGTCAATGAGCGCGATGTGCGGCCGCGGGCCTGACTGGGCATTATCTGAACTGATAGGCCTGAAAAAAGATCCTTTCTGTTCATAAGCCAAATTCCAGGTACGTAATCCAGTACCTGATTTTGTGAGCCTAGCATCAAGTTCTGGTGACTGATCCACCATGGCTACGGCATCACGGAACAGGATCATTGCCTGGTCTTTTTTGGTAGCGGCTGAGTAAATCTCTGCCCTTGGCTCGTTATCAGCAACTAGGCCATAAAGCCCAATCCCGGCGGATAAAGGTGATTTACCAGAACCTTTGCCACTTTCAACGTAGGCCATGCGAAAACGGCGGTAGCCATTTTTACCTTTCCAACCAAATAGGCAACCAACAATGAAGGCTTGCCAATCCAACAGTTCAAAGGGTTTACCTTCAAATTCGCCGCCATTGAGCTTGAGCACTAGCGGGAAGAAATTGATAGCACGGTTGGCGGCGGTTAAATCCCATGACAGACCACGTTTATACCCATGTTCAAGATCGGCCAGATGGCGCTTACAGGCGTTGCGAATATCTGGCCCTGCCAAGATAGCGCCTGAGACAACCGCCTTGGCGTAGTCTGTTGCCCTATCCGAAGTAGCTGTCGATTGGATTTTCTTTTTTCTTGCCATCGCCGCTACTTATCTGAATTTTACTCCTTGCCGCTGGCGTTAGCCCAAACTCCACAAGATAGGCTTTGAAGCGCCGGTCAGCATCAGCCAGCATTGCCACGGCAGGATTGGGCTTGATTAGGTACTGTTCCATTGCTACCGGGCCAGATGTACCTTCATCGTGATTCGGTGTGGGTATATCATCCATTGGCCGCAGGCTTTCATAGGTTCTGCCGTTTTTTTTGATCTCTTTTTGCAGATCCAATATTTCGGCATAAACATCGCAAAGCCGTTCGAGGGCCAAGCCATCAGCGAGGGTTAATACCCCCATGTCGCCAAGGATCTTGCAGAGCTTTTTCCATGCGGCCTTACCTGCTGGTGTCAGGTGTGAAGGCATTCTTGGAATACCCGTTGGCGGCGCTGGTTCTTTGGTATTTAGTGGCCTGTTTCCTGGATTGCCGGTAACGAGTTTTAGTTGTGTCGGTTTTGGCCTTGCCATGCACTACCCTCGATACCATGGATGATTGGCATCGAGTGGCATTCCTGATTCATCGGCACCGGGTTTCAATCCAGTGTTTTCGATGCGCTTTTTATGGCTGTCATGATGAAATTTGCAAAGTGACTGCCAGTTGTTGGTGTCCCAGAATAGCTTTTGATCACCCTTGTGAGGGATTTTGTGGTCAACCACTGTGGCGGCAACAGACTTACCTTGTTCAAGGCAGAAAACGCAGAGCGGATGTTTTCTGAGAAATGTCGCTCTAGCTGTTCGCCAACGGCTGTTATAGCCGCGTTCTGATGCATTGCGCTTATCATCACGCCAGCTTTTTGCCACTTCAGTCATCTAGGAAACCCGAATTTTCTGGCGGTTCTGTCGCATTCTGTGCTGTCAGTTCTTCAACCATATCGGCCATGACACCTGACATAGTGGCAATCGCAGAGGTGAGATTCTTTATTTGTTCACCTTGAGCGGCAATGCCTTTCTGCTGTTCTGAGATAGCTTGAATAAGTTCTTCAGTTTTGGTCATAGTTCTTCCGGCCTAATGTTTGGGATATATCCATCTTTTAGCGCCGCTAACCTTGCAGCCTGGTATTCCTCATCCATTTTTATTGCGCGCCGATAACGCCTCATCTGGATAAGGCCAAGCAAAATAGTGAAGAAAATACCAATCAGGAGCGCAATGGTATTCAGTGACAGATATCCACCAATTGCGGTAGCGATTGACACGATATAACTCCACACTGTGGTTGCTGTTTTATCCATAATGACTTTCTTGAGTTGTTCCATAGATAAAGCCCTCAATCATTGGGCTGGATATTCGCTTTGTGCTCTTCCATCCACTGATGTAATGACGCCCAGTCCACATTGCAGCGTTGCAACTCGCGGATGAGTAACAGCGTATAATTCAGATGGTCAGAATTGGTACTTCCGGTGAACTCCGGGATCCGGCAACTGGAAACCAGTTGCTCCGGTGGGGTTACATATTGGGTCTTCCACATTGTTACTGTTTGCACAATGGGAGGTTCGCTTGAGCAAGCCGGCAATATCAGCAGGCAAATGCTCAATAGCAAAAGCCTTAGTTTGTTCATCACCATCATGGATAACCTGCTCAACCTGTTTATGATCTGCAATTGATTGCTGCACCAATTTAGCTCTTTCAGCATTCCTTTTATCGAGTAAATCAGCATTGAGTTGCGCTTCCTTGCGCCAGCGCTCCGATTCTTTTTGTGCCGTTTTCAGATCATCAGTAAGGGAATTAACATTTCCCTGTAAAAGTGCTTTTTGACCCCTTAATTGATCTAGTTTTTGATCGGCTTTATCTAGCTGAGATTGTAAGGAGCATGATTTCAGCGAAAGCAGCGCCACCACTATGATTGAGGCAATCATCAACCAGGTTAAAATGCGCTCTTTTAACACTCAAAAAATCCCCAAAAAAAAGTTTTCGATCTGCGGTTGTGCGTAAAAATGGCCGCGCACGGTCGATAAGGTTGAAACCCGTAGAGTTTTAGATACCCCCTACCGGTTAAATTTAAATGTATTTATATCAGTAATTTAGTTTAACTGACTGATGCAGATGGCATGGCGTTTCTGCGCCCGAGTCCAGACCCCATAGCAGCGCTTGTTGCCTGGTGTCGAGCAGTCATATCCGGCTACTGTCCGGTACTGCGGCAATAGCAGTGCATCACATGCGGCGGCGTGGTCACCAGATAACAGCGATTTACGCATAGGTGAGTTGATCCACCTTCCTATGCCGTATTGATAAACCCAGTCGATGTAGTTGTCGTACTCTTCTTGTGTCATTTCGACACCTGGAAGCGAGTCGCGGAACTGCTGTTCGTCTGCAGAGATATGGGCTTGAGCTGTTTTAAGCGCCTGAACTGGCGTCATTGTATCTCCCAGCTTTACCGGCGTTCCGTCAATGTGATAAGTGGAACCAAAGCCAACGGTTGGCCGATCGCCTTTTACTGGAATAGTGGCCACTGGAGTAAACCATTCAGACACAACCAGTGTTACCAGTGCAGCAGCTGACATACTCAGACTAGCAACACCGATGCGTTTCATTGATTAAATTCTCAGAGTCAAGATAAGAAAAAGCCCCAGCGAATGCTGAGGCTTAAAATTAATTAGAGTATTAGATAACACGGTTACCGAATGACTATGCCATCTGATAACTCAATTTGTTTCGTCGATAAGAACATATCAGGATAAAACAACAACTACAACAAAAGATCCATCAACGTAATAAAACTAAAAAAGCCACTCGTATTGAGTGGCTTCAGATTGTGGATTACCCCATCTTGGGTGCAAAAGTAAAACACTTTTTTTTTAATGTCAAACTTTCAATAGCTTATTGATGATGTGTTTTGTGGCTTTTTTATAGTGATAGTTGCTATCCACACTAAATATCTCCTGGGTATTTGATATCTATAATCCTTTCGTGAAACACCAAGAAAATTTCGTTTTTAATTAATGTATCCCCGTGAACACTAGGATGACATAAATGCGTTTTCCCATCCGGATCGCTTATATAGATTGAACGCCCTGATTTACGCACAGTAAATACTGAGCCATTTTCACCTACTGCAAAAAACATTAGTTGTTTTGTAGCCATATCAGACTCCTTTCAGATTAAACAGCCTCTTCCTCTATGTAGGAGGAAATCAAACACCTGAAAGCCAGCTATTATGCGGCTTTCACGGCATCACCTTTAAAAGTGCATCTTGGGATTATCTTGGTCTTGAATGGGTTGTTTATGCCAATAAGATGCTGGTGCCATAACTCAATTGCGGCCCGTTTCTGGGTTTCCATGTAGGTGTGGATGTAGGCCTTATCAAGCTTTGTCATACTGTGGTTTAGCAGTTGCTCTGCTACCATATAATCCACCCCAAGATCTGCCCAACAAGTACGGGCAAGCTTACGCAGGTCGTGGGCCGTCCAATCACCTTTACTAACACTCTTTACAGAGGCAGATGCAATACGGCTGCCCATCGCCGCTTTGATGTTCACAGATGGGAATAACCAGTTACCCGCTACTTCTTCCCGGTACCAGCGCAGCACCGCAATCATCCAGTCAGATAATGGCAACACATGCTCAACCCGCGTCTTAGTGATATCAGCAGGAATGATTAAGCGCTTTCCGGCGATATCGAAGTATTGCCATTGCAGGTGGCGGGTTTCCCCAATGCGGGTACCCAATGCCAACATGATGAACAACAGCATTGCCTCTTTTGGTTCTGCGGCGGCGATGGCATCCAATACCATAGGCAGATCCTTCGGCTGCAAGCTTGAACCCTTTGGCTTAATAGTGGCATCAGTAAAATCGCTGAACCTAATACCTGCTAATGGGTCATCTGCAATACAGCGCAATACTGACGCCTGTTTAAAGGCTTTTTTCAATACAGCAAAGTGCTGCCGTACCGTGCCCAAGGTATAGTTACGCTGTAGTGGCCACAGCAAGAATTCATCAAGCTCTTTGCGGCCGATACCGTCCAACGCAATATTGCCAAGCAATGGCAGTAGGTGCTTATCGATGCTGCACTTGATGTTTTCCTTGCGCTTATCAGAGAGACTTCTGTCCGCCAGCGCACGATCACGGTACCAGCGCAGCACACCACCGCAGTTTGACCAGGTGCCAATGGCAGTGGCTTCACCGTTTCGGCTTTCCATCGTCAGTCTTGGCAGTTCATCAATCATCGCTTTGGCGCTATTGGCTGGCCACTCGCCCACCTTCCGCCATTTAGCCGTGCCGTTCTGGTAGGTAACCAGATGCCAACTGCCACCGTTGCGACGAGTATTAAACCGCAATTTCAACGGATAGCGGGCGTCCCTAACTTCATCCACATGGCTAGCCATTGCAGATCGTATCGCCGCATCAGAAAGGCGGATTTCAGCAGATACCCTGCGCCCATCATTCATCGTTCGCAGCCCTCATAACAGTGATCAGCACTAACCCACGTTTTTTCTTACGCACGGCCATAATGAAACGACCATTGCGCAACAAGTACCCATGATGTTTAGTGCGGTCTTTCATACGTATCCCGGTACGAACCAGATAAATGAGTCGCCCATCAACGCCACTGCCGGCAGCCTTGAAGTCCAGATAAAATCGCCTGGCATATTGGTGGCGAGCATGATCAGTTATATAAACGTTCATCAAGCCACCTCTTGCTCAGTCAGGTTTAGCATTTTCCGGCACTGCCTGGCGGCCTCACCCTCTTCACGCGACAGCGTATCAATGGCATCCATCAGGCGATCATAGTAGAGGTTACGAAAGTCCTCGGTTGAGCAAGAGCTCTTTGTCAGCAGCGCAAACCAAGTGGCATAGTCGCGCATCTTTGGGAAGTGATCGCCGGTCCCTTGGCAACGGCCGCATTTGAATATCCGGTTATATCGCATACTGTATGACTCACCAGTACCGTGGCACTTCTCGCACTTGCCTGTACCGCAAACATCACTTACTGCAATTTCGGCAATCGCACGGCTGGCAGTAGGTGCCATACCTGCAGATATCAGTGAGTCTGTCACCGCCCCAATCAATAACAATTTTGACCCGCTATTGCCGCCAATCTTGGCTTCCAACACCCGAATGCCAACTGCATACCCCAAGTGCTGTACTTGCCCTAGCAACCCGGCGGCATCTTCTGTGCTGAATAGTCCCTTCCCGGCAATAGGTTCAATACTGATCGCCTTTGGCGAAATAAGGCTTAACAATCGCTCAATGCTGACCATGCGCACTCCTGTACCAGCTATCGAATAATCGTGATGTTTGAATAGCGGTCCGTGCTTCATAGAATTCCACTTGCGTTAGCGCAGCGCCTGAACCTTCTCCATAACGGCGCGGTTGGCCTTTATTCAGTAGTTTGTTTCGGTCTTTTTTAGGATTAATGCCGAGCTGCTCCAGCCGAGACTTAAGGCGAGAGACAGAAACACCACAGTGGCTGGCACATTTACACAAGCCAAGGCTGGAAGATCTGAATAGTGCAACGGCGTTATCAAGCCTAAATTCATTCTGTTTTGTGTCAGCAGCCAGGTAATGCACCATGCTTTGGCGTTTTACACACTCAACGCAGTTGCAGTTAGACACATAGCGAATACATGACTTACACACACGGCACGGCACCGATGAACTAAAGGTCTTGGCTTCTGGATCCGCCAACTTGGCAGCAATGGCTTCTTGTTTAATACTCATTGCGACCTCCTGCCGTATAGCGCAATTAACGCCGCGTCCCGGGTATCTTGGTTACTCTTACCCACCCAGCCAGTGAGTTTATTGAAATATGCCCCGTTCTTTTTTGCCTGCTGTTTTACCGGGCCTTTTAACGGTGCAACCTTAATCACCTCAATGCCCTTGGCATTGAGCAGTTCGGCAATCAGTCTTGCCGCCGCTTTCACATTGCCAACGTTCTGGGCAATTCGTTCACGCTTACGGCGGTTATTAGTGCCGTGATAAAACACAGGCTTGTTAACTTCCGGGTCTTCCATCAGCACAGCCACGGCATTACCCGCTATAGAGCAAGCAACCACAGCCGAATGAATAAACTCTACCAAGTCATTAATGGGCTCATTGCGCAAGTGCATCAGCGATCCGTTAGCTACTATCGCAACGCCAGATGCCACCAAATCAGGATCAATCCCTATGGCAATATCACTGCATGGTTTGTAAGCAGTGATCAGTTCAGCAGCGCTTATCTTTCCCATCTGCTACTCCTGCGATACTGCTTTGCCAAGGCATCCAGCCAACTATTAGCCTGGCGCCGACGGTCACCGTCCTTTGCTGTTAAATAAAGTTGCTCGTATTCCACACACACCTTATGGCGCAGCAACTTATCCTCAGGAAAACAGGCAAGCCGTTGCTGTATCCAGTGCAGATCAGACACATGAGAACGCCCATAATAGAAAATCGGATATGTTCGGTATGGGTTTGATTTCGAGCCAATATCCGCCGGAATAAAACAATCCGGGATCAGCAGTGGTTCATCATTGGCCGCAGTCCCCGCAGCGCTGTTTGCTGCCTGCAAAAACTCAAAACCGTCAGGCGCATCGGATGGTAAACGTTTAGCGAGCATTTGCGGCCCTCCGGTACTTGAACGTTTCACCGCGGCCTTTCGTGCGATTCTGCTGCCGCAGCGCTGCCATGCGTTGCTCGATACTTGTTAACGGTCGATTTCCATCAGCCAGGCGCTTGTTAATTTCATCCTCAACGTAATCTCTGGCGCTAGGTGCCTCGTTGGCGATCATCTTCACGTTGCGACTTGGTAGACGTTCACCGCGCTGGGCCATTGCCAACTTGCGCAGATATACGGTCTTGAACAGTTCGAAGTCCTTGCCTATTGGCAGCCGTCGGCACTCGAACCCAACGTCTAACCAAGCGGCGTACTCGATATCATCGGCATATGGCTGTTTGCTGCGGCAACGGTCGAAAGCGGCGCGGATCTGGTCATCGTTTGAATTGACCCCAAGGCACCAGTTGACTATCTGACCAATTGACGGCCAGAACGCGCTGTCATCAGCCCGGGCGGCAATCAGGCACCGTTCAATCTGTGCCAGCGAGTGAATCCCGTTTTCTTCCATTGCCTGGCGCATCTGGGCTTTCCAGCGTTTGACCGATTCTGTTGTCGGCAATGCCTGTTTCCAAGCTGGGCGGATATCGCGAAGTTGTTTTGCTAGTTCGCTCAGAACGGCATCGATTTGGCTGTCAACCGCATGGGTTGCCTGAGGTGCATTCTTCGCTGAATTGATAGTCTGCATAGCACCTGTCATCGCTTGATTCATGTCTTTCATGACACAACCTCCCCGTCGATTACGTGACTGTCGTTGAATTGCTGATCTGGCTGGTTGTCGAAAATTGAAACATCCCAATCGATGTCTGGCGGTCGGTATCCACGGGATCCACCGCTATGCTGTGCAGGTGCCCTGTTTTGAGATTTGCTTAGCCAGCGCGTGATAAACGCCTTGATGCCAGTGCGTGTTTTGCGGTTAGTGGGATTTGCATCAAGCCATGCCAGCATCTGCCGTAGTTCCTGCATGACGTCCAGCGCTGGGTAACACTCGATGTATTTCTTAAAGTCAGATTCTGGGACTTGGTACTCACCGTCTTTCGCCGTTAGCGGCAAAACAATCACGGTTTTTTCTTCGGGGGGTGGCGGCGAGTTTTTTAACTCGGCGCAAGATCCTTTATTCCCTTCCTTTTCCCTTCCCTTCCCTTCCCCTTCCACTGAGTAATTTCCGTGACGCGTGGTTGACGCGTGGTTGACGCGTAAATCTTCATCGTTGTCTAATGCGATAGAATCAGTGTTTGCTGGCAATTCTTCGATATATTCTGGTGGTTCAGGGATATCACTCGCCTTTTCCCGGTTATTAACCACCTGATGACGCGTAAATGAAGGTATGCAACCATAGTTCACGCCTTCAACTGAATACTTACGAATAAAACCACGCGTCATTAACGCGTCAAGCACGCGTGAAAAGTCAGTGTTATCCCATGGCAAAACATCGAGTTTAAGTTGGCGAGGCTTCCATACAAAACGCCCTTCACGATCGCAACATGTAAACAGGCCAATAAACGCCAGTCGAAGCGGCAACTCTGTTTCAACTTCGGCTTCATATAAATCTTCATGCCTGAAAAGGTCTGGTTTAACCGTTCTAATACGTGCCATACAACCCCCTAAGCCACGCTGTTTGGTTCTGGCAGTTCACAGCCAGCGTCATAAAGCAACGTAGCAATGGCTTCTGCTGAGGTAGTTGGCGAAGTGCGGATCACCGCGGCCAATTGATCAATGGCATACTGGCGCCGCTGTAGCGCACTTAATCGCTTGCGCTCGACACTGTTATCCATCAACCGCTCAAATGCTTCGCGTTCTTCTGGAGTTTCAATGGCTATTTTTACCGTGCCTTCTGGGGTTCCAACGGCAATTTTTGTTGTTCCGTGTAAGGGAATAATGTTGTTGTCCATCAGCGTCTCCTTCTGCCTATCATGATGTTGGCAAAATGGTGCTTAAATGATTTGACCAGCTCGCGTTTAAGCCGAATAGTGGCAATCCACAGGGCCTGATCCTGTTCAAGCAGTTGAATACGGCAATAAAAACTCTTGGACGATTGGTTAAGCGTGGTGATCATCAAAGATTTACGGGGACCGTCCACCAGCGTTTCAATGTACTGCGCTAGATCCTTTAAATGACGGTAATGCCCATCTAACATGCGATCGCGTATGCCTGAATCAATTGCAGCCTTATAGGCTTCATCGATATGACGCTCAATCGTCACCCAGCATCTCGAGTCACAGGCCATCTGTATGTCGATATCATCCATACTGATCACCGGTTCCCAATTGAACGCACTTGGCTGGATACCACTGCGTCAAACTTCAATACTTCGCCAATCATGCGTTGCAGTTCAAAACGGATCTGCTCCATCTCAGAATGCGTAATAACGCCGTCTGATCTCGCCTCTTTTACCGTTGCTAGCGCTTTACCCAACTGTTCATTCAAGGCTAACAGTTGTTCACTCAGATCCTCGTCACAGGCAACCCCGGCGGGCACCGGTACAAATAGTCCACCAGCTTTCAGGCACCAGGCTTCTAATATGCTAGTGTCGCCGGTGTCAGCGGTCATAAATACCGCTTCACGCAGTTGCAGGTGATTGGATTCGTTTTCCGGGTTGAGCTTGTTATACATCACGCCTTCCGGCGTATTGGTAATCGTGGCCAGATGTTTAACGCCATGACGGTGCCCAAAGGTATAGGCAGCTATCAGTGGATCGTTGCATGAGGCCAACCTTCTATTTAATGAGCGCTTATCATCCATAGTGGTTATCCTGATTTCAGTTAGCTGGCAGTTTTTAGGTGATCAATGCCTTCATCAAACTTCAATTTGCCATTTGAAAGGCGTTCAATTTGATATGCCCTTCTTGGGGGAACATGGTCTCCCCATTGACAAATTGCTGAATGTGTAACACCGAGCGCCTCAGCCAACTTCACTTTGTTGCCAAAGAAGGAAATAGCATCAGATGTTTTCATGTCACCCCTTAACATTAGTTTTCTAACATTTTGACATACAGGAATCTAATGTCAACTAAATGTAAGATAACTAACATGGAAGAAGAATCTATTGGAGCCCGCATTAAGCGGATCCGAAAAAAAGAAAAACTCACTCAAAAGCAGGTTGCTGAAGCTGTTGGCGTAAGTGCTGGCGCCGTTACACAGTGGGAACTCGATATGACTCAGCCGCGAGGGGCAAACCTAAATGCGCTGGCTTATACATTGAAGTCGTCACCATCTGAAATTATTGAAGGCATAAAGGAAGAAGGTTCAACATATGCGACTAAACAGCATGAGATTGAACCGCTAGACGGATTCGATCTGTGGGACGACGATACACCACTTAGGGATGATGAGGTGAAAGTGCCAATTTTTACCGATGTTGAACTTTCTGCCGGTGTTGGCAGTTGTTTGGTTATGGAGACCAAAGGCCGGTTTATCCGCTTCAGCAAGCGTACCCTACGCGACAACAACGTAGATAAATCAGCGGCTGCTTGCGCCAAGGTTCACGGAACCAGCATGGAACCGCTAATCATGGATGGCGCCACAGTGGGTATTGATACCTCCAAGAAGATGATAAAAGACGGCCGCATATACGCCATTAACCACGCAGGAATGATGCGGGTTAAGTATCTTTACAACATGCCAGGTGGCGGTTTGCGCATTCGCAGCTTTAACCAGGCGGAATACCCAGATGAAACACTGACTGCCGAGCAGTTAACACAAGTCGAGATCATCGGCTTTGTGTTCTGGTGGTCAACCATCAACAAGTGGTAAAGGATGCTAAATGTGGTTGAAATAAAGGAAATTATAAGACCTCTTGCTCAAGGATTCACACAACCATATCTGTGTCGAGGTGCCGATGGAATCCAGTATGTTGTCAAGGGAAATGATGCCACAAGGGAAGGACTGATAAACGAGTGGGTATGCGCCAACATTGGTATTAAATTCGGCTTACCCATCCCCGCGCCGGTGATTGCTTCAGTGCCAACCATGTTCACTGAATATAGTGAATACCCTAACCTCTCTATTGGTGAGTGTTTTGGCTCCACCTACATCAACGGGCTATCAGAAGTTATCTATAGCCAACTAGATCAGTTAGACAGAGAAACATTGCTAGATCTATATGTCTTTGATTATTGGATTAAGAATGGAGATAGAAGCCTAACCGAATTAGGTGGTAACCCAAATTTCTTTGTCGATGTGAAACAACAATCAGCCGTGGTTATTGACCATAACCTAGCATTCGACAACCAGTTTTCAATCAACACGCACAAGCAAAGCCATGTATCGAGTAAGTTTTGGAATGGCGATCAAACAAGAATGTTCGACTTTCCAGTCTATGAGAACAAGTTCAAACATGCCTTGAGCTGCTTTGACCAATGTATAGAGCAAATTCCAGATATTTGGTTTCACGATTTAAACCATAAAGCTGGTGTAGTTAACCGACTCAAGCTAACATTATCCGCATATGAACAGGCTGACTTTTGGGAGGGATTAAAGTGAATATCTTATGTCATTATGCCATCGTTCGCTTTATGCCGTTCCTCGAAACGGAAGAGTTTGCCAACGTAGGTATTATCCTGTTTTCTCCACATACTGGCTATGCAGACTACAAACTCGCGCCTAAGCGATTTGGTCGAGTTAGCCAATTTTTTGATGACTTAGATGGCAAACTGTACAACAACGCAATAGATACTTTCTGTCAAGAAATGCAGCGTGTAACTGAGCTAGGCCAAACACTATATGGCAAAGAACAACTTAGTTACTTCAAAGAAGTCACCCGCCTGCGCGAGAGTCTATTACGTTTTGGCGAGCTAAGAACCATTGCCGTAGATAACCCAGACCAAGCACTGGATAAACTTTACGAGCATTACGTTGGTCGAGCATTTGTCACTAAAGAATACCGCGAAGAGTTAATGGTAAAAGCATTAAAGAGAGATCTTCGCAAGCATGTGAACGGCGTAGCGTTTAAACAACAGATGCTAGTTGGTGAGTTTGATACAGAGGTGACACTGCCGCTTGTAGCAACGTTTAACGATAGCTACAAGGCAATTAAGCCTATGGCGTTCAACCAGCCAAAGCCGATGAACTTGCTAGAACATGGTGAAAAATGGATACGCCGTATTAAACGCCTGATCAATGCTGACACGGTAAGCCCAGAGCAGTTTCTATTTGCGGTAGAAGGACCTAATTCAAAGGATCGCGCACTTAATTCTGCCTATGGTGATATTAAAGACCAGTTAGCGCGGCTAAATGTAAATGTTTTACCGTTTGCAGATAAGCAAGAGATCTTTAGATTTGCAAGAACTGAAATCAAAGAGCCGATATTCACCTTGAGATCTTAACACCTTTCTACTAACCCGCTTCTGCGGGTGTTTTCATTCAAGGAGAGAATGTGAAACTTCCCATCATTATCATTGCTGCCACCATCCTCGGTACTGGTTGTGCAACAATGTCATTAGCACCAAAAGAAGTCACCTTGACCTCAACGTTTGATAAAGCACAGGCCGAGAAGATGCTGCTGCCGGGTAAAAATCAGATAAAAGGCAGTGCGTTAATCAGGCAAAGAGGTGGTGGAGTTGTGACTTGTGCCGGAATGCCTGTAACACTGATCCCTGCTACCACTTATGCTACAGAACGCATTAAAGCCATTTACACTATAGATAGCGATGCATTTTCACCAGTGAGAGGTTTTGGTGGTGTCACATTCAGTCCTGAAAATCTCGAATATGAATCGCTAGTTAAGACCACAACCTGTGACGCACAGGGATATTTCAAGTTTACCGATGTCGCCGATGGCACATTTTACATAAACTCTAGAATAATATGGTCGGTAGGTTATTCTCAGCAAGGTGGTGATTTGATTAAAAAAATTGAAGTGAAAAACGGTAACTCTTATGAAGTAGTTTTATCTTTTTAATCAATGTCTAATATTATGGGAATCTAATGGCTGAAGTAAAGTTTTGCACTAAGTGCGGTGGTAGTCTTCCTAATGATGCTAAGTTTTGCCCAGGATGTGGCATAGCCACCAAAAAATCATATCGTCCGGGTGTTGGATATTATTTGTTAGTAGCAGTGCTATTGATAGGTTGCATATTTGCATACGGATTGATGAGTTATAACACTATGACACCGCAAGAGCGTGCCCACTTCAATGCCAAAGATAACGCGCAAGCGTGCTGGGATGAGTATCATGATAAAGTGAATGATCCTCGGATGAGCAAGCAAGAACTTGGTATAATTTACGGTGCATGCAAGTTACTTGATGAACGCGCAAAGAATCGCTAACTCACAATCACCATATTCGCCCGCCACTTAGCGGGTTTTTTATTGCCAAGAATAAAAATGTAAGTTTTCTAACTTTGCTGTTGACATGAGTATGTTAGTTTTCTAATATCAAACCATAGATTACTAACTCACCACACGAAGGAACACTACCATGTCAATGAATACTCAATACCCACGCGGCGCGTTTGCAGATGGATGCGATGATCACGATAGCGGATTCCGCATCTTTGATAACCCCTTCAACCCCATCACAGAATCTGCAGAGTTTATGGCATGGCATGCTGGCTATGTTTACTCCGCTACCAGAGCAGATGCCAATCCAGAAAGCTATGATTCCATGCTGGAATATCACGATTCACAGCGCTGTGAAGACGACATAGAGCCTGAAAATGAATTTGCTTACGCTGCCGGACTGAAGGCATTTGAGTGGGACATGACTTGTGCCGATAACCCATTCTCTCGCACTACCGATAACGATAATCACTTGGCTTTTAAAGCGGCCATCCGCGATTCACTAGCAGAAGAACGCAATTTCCAAAGAGCCTCTGCGCGAAAATTGCTGACCACAGAAAAATTAGCACCATCAGCCTGACACTCTGCAATTGATCCGGTTTTACAAATGCCATTCACAGGCCCTATAGCGGCATCGGTGAGTGGCATTGATAAAACCCTATTGCGGTTTATTGCTCTTTAACAATCTGGCCCTATGAACGAATAACTTTGGCCCCCTCACTAATGAGGGAACCAAACTAGGTCACCCCGAGGGAGAAGTAGATTAACCAGCAGCGGGGAAAATGAAGACTGCTGAATAGAACCATACGCCTCTGCTGGCGACCGGGTATCAGATCACCTTGGCGGTGAGCAACTGCGGAGAAAACTCCAACGGCTGATATTTGCTGCAATGGCTTAACTGTGTGAATGACCCAGTAAGCGTATGGAAAGGCCACGTTCCGGCTATTGGTAGGAACAGGTTTTACAGCTGGCTCTTTCGCACCTACTTCGCGAGAGTCAGCGATAAAGCCACTAAGGAGAAACAAATGTCTGAATTAAATCGACTAACATGGGCTAGAGATGGATTTGGAAGATGTTTTGTAGTTCGTATAGGTGATTTTAGCAATATTTTGTATTGCGCATTCAACGCTAGCGCAGCAATGTCATTTATTAGGGAGTATGAAGAATTCCAAACCATCTGAAAACATATCAAATAGAACACAATGTTCCTGTTATCAGGGCGCATTGGGAAGGTGATTGAATAGTAAGACTCGACTACCGATTGCGCTAACGTGTTGCTATAGGCTTCACCCTTTCGGTAACTGGAAATGAGCGCCAGTCAGTCACCTTCACCAATGCGATTACATCGAGAACAGATGATGGACGAAATCGCGTGCTAACAAATTCCGAGGTGGAAACACGCGCAGGTGACGCGCTGGTTCAAGAGAAGACAGCACCATCAATCGCATTACCGGGTGACGCGGTTATCGGTCTGATGTTCACGGAGCAACGAGGCGGCGCCGTGAATGTCGATCCCGCCTAGAGCCCACACAACGTACCAAGCAGTAACACGTTGGTTCAAGCTCCGCGCAGGCTGGGAGGTCTGCACTCTACAAGTGCTACTGGCAGCATCCAGCCAGAAACCCCAACGAGGAAATCCCCATGTGACTAACAAGCCGTTAGAAGCGGCCACCTATGTGCGCGTGTCATGATCGCGCCCCGAGTCGAGCATTGTTCTTGAGCCAGCTTTGCACCTGGTCAGGGTTAATAAAAAAGAAGCACTGGTAAAGCAGCTGAAACGCCTGAAAGTTCAGCACCAGTTATTAGCGGCTGCGGCGACACGAACGGGTTCAGGCCGCCGGATGACGTAACCGGCACCAATTCAAATATGGAGAACTCATGCGTATAAAACGTTTCTGGATATCAGGATGGTGGACGGCGATCATTAGCTTTGTCTGGATGGTTGCTAGCATCATTGCGGCGAAGTTTGATTGCTTCGCGTTCGGCTTTAAGCTTTCTGACTTTGTTAACGGAATTGCGATACTCCTTTTTACCTTTCAACTTGTCATCGTAGTAGCGTTTATCATCACGAATAGCCTTAATCAACAAGATGAATAGCGCAGCAATAACAGCCATTAATATGTAATTAATTGGATTACCTTGGTCAGTAAACATCTGCTTTATGAGCATGAATAGGATAGAAGCTATTGTAGTTAGAGTAATTGCAGTGAGCCGATATCTTTTCGACACATGACTAACCACGCTCTTAATATTCTTGAGCATAGATTTCTCGATTGGTTGTGTAGGAACTCCAATCGTACCACGAAGCCCAACGTGGATAAAAAACGGGCACCCATTCAAATGCAATTTCCACTCACCACCACCTGTATGGCACATGCATGCAGCAGAGTACCGCTTGAGCGCTATTCCTTCGGCGCGAGGACTTCTGGACCCTGAATAATGTGCAAGCCGCCGTTTGGGTTCACGGGCATTGCTGGTAACCGCGCCAGTGGCGACAAAGCGGTCCTCTATTCTCAAAACATAAGGACATCACCATGAAAACTGCAATAACACCAATGCAGCAACTTGTTGCGGATAAAAAGCACCTGCCGCTGGCCACACTGGCAACAGATGACAAAAGCCAAAAGGAGTTTGCTCTGCTCATCAACTTGCTACTTGCCTGCTTAATGGCCCAGTGTGTTGACGTTAACACCAATCCAAACGTGCAGAGCAAAATCAAAGATATTGAAAGCTATCTTGCCAGTGGCTTCCCTTCCAAAGAGTTTGAGCGCCGCTTCATTGATAGGGCCGGCGGCATAGGCAGCGGTTTTCTGTTCCGTATCAGCTATAACAACTTCATTGGCGTGGTTACCCGGGAACGTGCCACCAGCAATGTTATTTCAATTCTCGGAGACCATCATGCGGCAAATGAATGATGGTATCGACCTGCTCCTAGAGCTGCTTGCCAACCTCCTGCAAAAATTTGGATTCTGACATGCCATCACCATTAACCACAGCTTACGCAGTAGCCCATGAACTAGCGCTTCAGATAACTGAATCCAACCACCAAAACTTTGAATTGCAGCAACAGGCAAACCAATCATCACAGTCGTTGTTATCCGTGAATGATGCCATTTCAAACGGTTTTGCCGTGTCCAATATTTGGCTGGAAAGCTGCGACAAAGAAGTTGAAAAGTGGCAATGGATGAAACGGCACTACCCCAACGAGTCTGCTACTTGCGACAAAATGATCGCTGGCTGGCAGCGCACTAAACAACGCCTTATCAACCAGCAGCACGAATAGAGGCCCTCATGATCGACTCAAACACTTTCAACCCACATCGATTTGCTGACGGTTATCGCCAGCGCGATACCAAAGTCACCGACGAAATGAAGCGCCGCGCTGAAGTCCGGCGCCAGATTGAAGATAAACGCCAGCAGCTCGAGTTAGAGCGCATGTTTAAGCTGTAAACAGGATGAATACCATGGAAAAGTGTACTTGTTTTGATGATGTTCTGGAAAGAGTGAAAACCCATATCAAATCGAAGTTGCCAGAAAATGCAACTGAGTTTGAGGCCAATTGGCAACACATGTCTTTCGTTCTCTCTAACGGCGATTACCCTCTTGTAAATCCACAAATTGAGTTTTCATATCGCCAAATGAAACGCGATGGCACCCCTGCTAAAAACCTCACCAAGGATAGCGTCACGATGTTTTGCAGCTATTGCCCTTTCTGTGGTCGCAAGTATGAAAAAGACAGCAAGGAGGCGGCATGACAGTCATCCGCATAAAAGCCCCAAAGACTTGCCACGTTGATCCTAAAGGCTCTTTGGTTATGTACATGGATTACCGGAGGCTTGAACTGCAACGCGATAAGTTAGTTGAAGCGCTTGAAGCCGCTAAGGCCGGATTACTCTGGTACCAAAGCGAATATCCAGACCAAGTTAACGGCTGTGATGATGAAGCCATGCAGCTAATTGATGCAGCGCTAGAAGCTGCGGGTGGTGAGGCATGAAAGAACGTCCAATCATCTTCAATAGCGACATGGTGCTAGCAATTCTTGAAGGCCGCAAAACGCAGACACGGCGGCCAGTGAATCTACCAGTTATTGATAAAGATTGGTTGATAGAACTGGCTCCATGCGAACTCGCAGGTGAAATTAACAATGGCAACCTAACTAATAGTAAATACGGCAGAGTTGGTGATCTACTCTATGTCAAAGAGTCGGCATGGATGTGGTGTGAACGTATCCCGAACGGCACTACACCGACAGGCCGTGCCAAGTACCGCAACAAGCCGCTGCGCAGCGCTCCGATCTATTACGTTTCTGATCACCCTGATAAGCCAGATACCGATGTGGTTAGCCCTAATACTGGAAACAAATTCTGCTGGTGCTATAAAGCGGCGAGGTTCATGCCACGCTGGGCATGCCGCATAATCGATGGAATCACTAACGTTCGCGTTGAGCGGTTGCAGGATATCAGCGAGCAAGATGCTATTGCAGAGGGGTGTTTGAATAGCATTCATCTGCAAAACGCCCACCTTGCATATGAAAACTTCTCTTGGCTTTGGCAATCAATCTACGGCGATGAATCTTGGTCATCGAATCCGTGGGTGTGGGTAATCGAGTTCAAGGTGTTAACCACCAACGGCCAAATACCACAGGAGGCAGCATGAAAGAGTTTGATTACATCAACCAACACTACGGTGTTAACGCTTGTATTGGGCGCAAAGTGGTTGTTGATGGCAAGTCAGGCATCATATCTGCTGGCCGTGGCAACTACATTGGTGTCAACTTCGACAGCGATAAGCCAGGTACTATCTCAAACTGCCACCCAACGTGGCGTGTTCAATATGGCGAAATTGGCAAAGTACGCATGCCAACCAAATCTCAGCAACGCTATCAACGCTTTCTTGAATATGGGGATTGCTTCGATAGCTTTATCAGCTTTTGTCGTTGGGACGCATTGCCAGAACGCGAGTGGAATGGAGTCAAAGCATGAACCACCCAACCGCAGAAACGTTTTTAAAAGACGTTGATAACCACAAGCTGCATGTTCTCCGGGATGACGGCGTTTATCGTCATCTGGAGTTAACACAAGGCTACTTCGAAATGCGTTTTGAAATCATCACTTGGCCTAATTACCTGTGCATTAGCGGTGATATGGGTTGTTATGTGTTCTCACGATGTGAAGACATGTTTCAGTTTTTCAGACGAACAGAACTGAGTATCAATGCTGACTACTGGTCGGAGAAAGTCCAATCGGAATGTACTAGCAATGGACTCAAGAAATTCGACATCACCCAAGTACATGAGCGTTTAGATTACTACCTGGAATGCTTCAAAGAAGATTTTGATGCTGACGGCGAAGAATATGCCGATTCTATCGCAGCCGCTACAGAATCTGTAAACGACTTCAAAGCGAAGCGTGAATATTCTGAATTTGACGCAGTGATCCACCTCGATAATTGGGATGTTGATAATGCCGGCGGTATGTCACTCGATGACTTTTGGGACGGCGGATTTGAAACGTTCACATACAGCTTTATCTGGTGCTGTTACGCCATCGTTTGGGCAATCCAGCAGTATGACGCTTTAGAGCGTAAGGAGGCAGCATGAGCGAGTTACAAAAAGCGCTCATCCAAGGCATGGAACCCGCCGAGAAAATCGACATTCTTATTGGTCTGACTGATATCAGCAGCGAAGATAACATCATTGCCCTGCACCGCCATTACGTGAACGGCTGGCCGATAACCACCGCAGCAGAATCCCGTAGCCTGGATGAAGCCAACTTTCGTAAAACCGTTAAATCGCTCGAAGCCATTGCTGTAAAACTCGAACGCTACAAAGAAATCGAGTGGGCACGTTGGGGATATAAATCACCGTGCGTGACAGGTGAGTAAACACACCTGAATAAACGGTAAAACACTCCCGCTAGCTAATCCTCCTGTTTAAAAATCAAAGGTGTTTAAATGAACAACTACGCCGCACAACTCGCTGCGCTTAAGGCACAGCCTTGCCACAAACTCAGTGAGGTAGGCGACCAATGGCGCACTCCTGACTGGCTTTACTGGGGAATCTTCGCCGCATTTGGCCCCTTTATTCTTGACCTGTTCAGCGATGGCACAAACAGTAAGTGCCAGAAGTTCTTCACCGTGGAAGATAACGCACTGGCGCAAGACTGGGCGGCAGCACTTAAAGGGGGAAAAGCCTTCTTCAACCCTCCCTATTCCCGCAGCAGCTATGACGATGACGGCACGGCCATTACTGGCATGCGCAACATCATTGCTAAAACGATGGCAGAACGCGAAAAAGGCGCTCGCATGGTCTGCTTAATCAAAGCGGCCACTTCTGAAGTTTGGTGGCCTGAAGAAGCTGACCACATAGCGTTCATTCGAGGACGTATCAGTTTTGATTTACCCGAATGGTACGTGCCAGCCGACAAGAAGCAGGTGGCAGCAAGCGCCGGGTTCGCCTGTGCAATAGCCGTGTTTGATAAGTCATGGCAAGGCAAGCCAATGAGCTATATCAGCCGCGAACAGTTGAAAACGGATGGTGAAACGATGATGCGGTTAATGAATAAGGAAGCGGCCTGATGGGAATCTATCGCGGAAAAACGCAGTTTGAGCTGGGAATAGACCAGCGAGAGTTAATCGTGGACAACTTTGCCGGGGGCGGAGGTGCTAGTTCTGGTATTGAGGATGCGGTAAATCATCCGGTCGATATCGCCATCAATCACGATCCTGATGCCATTGCGATGCACAAGACTAACCATCCACTGACAAAGCACTACTGCGAAAGCGTGTGGGATGTGGATCCGGTTGAAGTATGCGATGGTCGTCCGGTTGGGCTGGCGTGGTTTAGCCCGGACTGCAAACACTTTTCAAAAGCCAAAGGCGGTAAGCCTGTCGAAAAATCCATCCGGGGACTGGCGTGGATCGCCGTTCGCTGGGGTTCCTTGGTAAAGCCAAGGATCATAATGTTGGAGAACGTTGAAGAGTTCACCACCTGGGGCCCAATAGACGAACAATGTCAGCCGATCAAAGCACGCGCAGGTGAAACATTTGCAGCATTTAAGCTGGCACTATCGACTGGATTACCAATTTGTCACGCTGGTTGGTCTGATGTTTATCACTCGATGATGCGCTGCAACTATGACTTACACAAAAAGCTCAGATTGTTCAAAGCGATTAAACATGGATTGGGGTATAGCATTGATCACCGTGAGTTGAGAGCTTGTGACTATGGCGCCCCAACCATCCGCAAGCGTTTTTTCTTGATCGCCAGATGCGATGGTCAGCCAATCGTGTGGCCTGAGCCAACCCACGGTGATCCCAAGAAGCCAGAAACAAAAGTGAAAAAATTAAAGCCTTGGCGCACAGCTGCTGAGTGCATTGACTGGTCAATCCCCTGCCCATCGATATTCGAGCGGTCGCGGCCACTGGCTGAAAACACACTGCGGCGCATCGCTAAAGGCATCCAGAAGTTTGTGATTGAGTCCAACGAGCCATTTATTGTGAAGTGCAATCACACGTCAACAAAAACGCGCTATGAGGCATTCAGGGGGCAGACAGTAAACGAGCCACTGCAAACAGTAACTCAGTCACCTGGTTTTGCGATTGTTGAGCCGACATTAGCACCATTCATCACCGAACATGCAAACGCTAGCAGCCAGAGAAACATGCCGGCAGACGAACCACTGAGAACAATTTGCGCTCAGGTTAAAGGCGGACATTTTGCAATAGTCGCACTCGTCATCGCTCGCCAATTTGGCAACAGCACGGCTAACGACATAACCGATCCACTCGGAACCGTCACCGCTGGCGGAGGAGGTAAGTCACAACTGGTGGCTGCATTCCTAGCCAAGCATTACGGCGGCAACTATACCGGTGCTGGTTCAGCAATTAATGATCCGCTGCATACGGTGACCACAACGGATCACAATGCGCTAGTAACAAGCCACATGATCAAGCTACGCGGTACCAACATCGGATCACCCATTACCGAGCCAGTACATACGGTTACTGCCGGCGGGTTGCATCTAGGAGAAGTCCGGGCATTCCTGATCAAATACTACGGGACCAACATCGGGCATTCGCTCAATGAGCCACTTCAGACGATAACCGCCAAACATCGCTTTGGCCTGGTCATGATCCACGGTGAGCCATACCAGATAGTTGATATTTGCATGCGAATGCTTGAGCCACATGAACTGTTCGCTGCTCAAGGATTTGCTAGCAACTACATCATCGATGTTGACAGCACTGGAAAGCGGTATCCAAAGGCAAAACAGGTAGCACGTTGCGGAAACTCAGTACCGCCACCGCTGGCCACTGCATTAGTGCGAGCAAACTATACTGAGAAAAACAGCATATCTATTGCCGCCTAGTCATCTTTCATCTGCATAGGCATTATCTCTGTTTGAAACCGCACATGCTTTGCCAGCATGAAATCCTCACTTTTGTAGTTAATCACCGGGTATGCAAACGTTAGATAAGCCTCGTTACCGCAACTATAGCATTGGTGCTGCCACTGCTTTGGGTTGCTGTGAATAACCCGGCCACCCTGCACTACCCGCATATAACCGCGCTTGCATTCATCGCATAGGAATTCAATTAGTTCCGCCTGTATTTGTTTGGTCTTTCTCATGGACCCGACTCGGTGATTGCTTTTGACAAACTTTATCACGCATAGGGACACGCCATGCAACAAGACGATGACGGGAAAATCGAGTGGTCGCTAACAGCAATATTGCTATCAGCAATTTTGATACTTGGCTATTGCGGATTGGTGGCTGTTGGTGTCGATTCTTGCGATTTATTAAGGTACATATATGAAAATTTCTGAAAGCCAAGATCAATTACCACTTGGCTATTATCCAGTTGATGGCTGCCGTGTGCTGATTGGTGACTGTATCGAGCAAATGCGGCAGTTACAGGCTCAGTCTGTCCATTGCTGCGTTACCAGTCCACCATATTACGGTCTGCGTGATTACGGCGTTGATGGTCAGATTGGGCTGGAGCCAACGCCGGAAGAATTCATTCAAAAGCTGGTTGAAGTATTCCGCGAGGTTCGCCGCGTTCTGCGTGATGATGGAACTCTGTGGATAAATATCGGTGATAGTTATGCTGCCAATGGTATTCCAGGTAAAAGTAATCTAGCCGATTTAGGTCAGAAATATCGTGGCGGCGGTGTAAAGCGTGACACTATCGAAAAGCCAAGAAAGCACCTAACTGGCAACCTCAAGCAAAAGGACCTACTTGGCATCCCGTGGATGCTAGCTTTTGCGCTCCGTGCAGATGGTTGGTATCTACGGCAGGACATTATCTGGAACAAGCCAAATGCAATGCCTGAAAGTGTTCGTGACCGATGTACAAAAGCGCATGAGTACATGTTCTTGCTGTCGAAATCAAAGCGCTATTACTTCGATCATGAATCCATCAAAGAGCCTGCCAATCTCACAGGTAAAGGCAATGCCAATAGCTTTCGTGGTGGAGCATACGTCAATAACAGCACATTTGATAATTCTGCAGGCGGCAAACGAACTGTAACCGGAAATACCCGCTCTCGCCGCGACTCATTCAAGCGTGAAGGCAGCAAGCGAGAACAACAAATCCCTGGGCAGAACTACGGTACACATCGGCAGGAGCGTGACGAATCAGCTTGGGATTTATCAACTCGTAATAAGCGCAGTGTATGGAACGTGGCAACACGCGGATATAAAGAGGCCCATTTTGCCACTTTCCCGCCAGCACTAATCGAGCCATGTATTTTGGCTGGCTGTCCAGTGGGAGGAACTGTGCTTGACCCATTTGGCGGCAGCGGCACCACGGCAGGCGTAGCGCTGGCAAATGGCCGCAACTCCATCCTATGCGAACTTAATAACGAATACGCCGAGCTGATGCCGTCACGCATCAAGAGCATCTACAGCGACGCCGCCTAAGGAGTAGTGATGAAAATTTCTGATGAAGAACTGCTGCGCATGATTTGGCACAACCAGTTGCTGCTAGCAACCGAAGCTGTGCTTTGTGAGTACGTGGGTGAGCGTGTCGGGCTGGTAAATATTCAGGCAAATTTTTGGATGCGCGCAGCAATTCGAGTCCCGCTATCACAAATTGGGAAACTGAATGCACCCATCTGCGACCAGCAACTGCTCTACAGGCTGCACGAACTAGCCAGGCAGCAACGCATTGTAATCGACAGATACCGGCGGTCTTTTTACATCGACTCCCATACAGCGCGTGAGGCCGTGCGCTGCGCGTGGGAATTCTACTTCCGCGCCGGGATACCAGATGGCTATGACGCTGATAACCGCTGCATGCGAACAGCAACAGTGCCATATCTCAACGCGCTTAAATCATCCTGCCAGCGCCATGTAATGCAGCGCTTTGGCGATATCAGTTTGCAGTCGCTGAAAGCGGCGTAGGAGTGAGTATGAGTGAGTTAAAAGTAGCAGAAGCATTTAAAAATATGCTTATAGAGGCTTCAACACCTCTTATTGCGCCGCATATTGAAGGTGTGTTCGCTGTATTTCAATTAAAACATAAGCCACAAACAAGCTGGATTAGTGTCGATGAACAGTTGCCATCTGAGTCCGGTAGATATTGGTGTTATGTGGAATATCAGAGTGATTTGGCTAAATCAAGCTATCAATGGAATTGCTTCTTTGGCGTTGTTGAAAAAGTCTTTCATGTTGATGGATGTGGAGGTCGTGTGACCCACTGGATGCCATTACCTGAACCACCACTGAACAAACAGGATAGATAATCATGACAGACACAAAAACTATGGTGGCCGCGCTGAATGTAATCGCTGACGAGCTTCAAGCGATGGAGGGGGTCATTCAGGCCCAGTGTGTACGTGATGCTGCGGTTAAGTTATCGCAGTCTAACGAAGATGTTGATCGCCTTAAAAATTCCAACACATTCCTCAAAAACGAACTTGAACAACTCGCCAACTTCAATCCAGATTGGGACCGACTACAAGCCTTAACTGAAAGTCATCGAGAAGTGTGTACGAAGCTTTCCGCTTATCGTGAATGCTTGAGCGAATGCAATCGGCTTTCAATGGAAGATGGCGGATTAAGTTACGAGTTTGATAACTACTTCAAAACTGTTGTTTAACCACTTCTTGAAGGTGAGGATGGTGAGTGATGTCACTAACACCAGAGCAATACATCGACCGTAATATAGAAGCTATTTTGTCGAAGATAAAACCATCTGAAAGAGTTGGTGCCATTGGTCCAACACATATTCAAAGAATCCTGCGCATTGGATACAACCAAGCATGCTATACGCTAGATGAAATGAAGCGGCGTGGATTAATTAAGAATAATAAACCTTGGAATTACGAGTGGGTTGTCATTCCAGGAAGAAAATGTATTTCGACTAATTGTTGGAACTGCAACGGTACCGGATTCGATAAAGAAGGGAAAGAATGCACTTTCAATGATCAACCTCCTTTCTAATTTTACGAGGTGAGTGATGGCTGAATTAAAACCATGTCCATTTTGTGGTTCTACAGATGTTGGCGGAAGTCAATGCAAAATTTACTGCTACGTCTGTAATGCTGAAATTAGAGGAGAAACCACAGAACAAGCAGCAGTTAAATGGAATACCCGCGCACTAACACCAGCACAGCAACATGCTGATGAAATGTACCTGTGTTTACAGGAAGAATTAGAGTTAATCCAAGATGCAATATCACAGCTAACGCTAAAATCCGCGCTGTTTAGTTCTGTTGTAGAGCGCATTGTTAAGGATGATGAGCTACTAACCAAAGCGCGAGGTGACTAATGGCCTACGGAGAAAACACTAAAGTTTCGCAGATGGGCAGCATCAGTGAAATTGAACGCACGTTACCCTGGATTGACCACGTAATCAGCAGCGGTTCACTACCGCCGCTATTACCGAATTTGGAGTGAGTTATGGCAGAACCAATTCCAGAAATGACGTTTCTCACAGAGCAAGACATTGAGTACATTACCGGGGCCAAACAAGCCGCTCAACAAATTGCTATCCTTAACAGAAATGGCATTTCTCATATCGTGGACAAACACGGTAAACCAAAGCTAACTTGGTACCACCTTAATAATCCGCACCGGTTAACTGCGGCTAACGATGGTCCAGACTTCACAAAAATTTAGGTGTTGCTATGGCTAGGACACGAACAAATAAAGCTGATAATAATCTTCCTAAGCGCGTATATCGAGGAAGAAGCGCTTATGAGTGGAAGCCAACACCATCTCAGACTGTAAAACTCTGTGGACTAGATGCGCCAATATCTGAAGTTTGGCGCTGTTGGGAAGAAGCGAGTAATGAGGCTTCTGAAAAGTCAAAAGTTCATAGCCTTATTTCACTATTTATTGGCAGCGCTGACTTTAAAGAGCTAAGCCTTGAAACTCAGAAAGACTACCGCAAATACTCTAAAAATATTCTGGCTGTATTTGGAAAAATGCACGTTGATAAAGTTGAGCCGCAGCATGTACGCATCTATATGGATAAACGTGGTTTAAAAAGCCGCGTTCAGGCTAACAGGGAACACGCTTTCTTTAGTCGCTGCTACCGCTATGGTTATGAGCGAGGATTATGTAAAGGTAACCCATGTAAAGGCGTGAGAAAGTTTAAAGAGAGCGCCAGAACTCGTTATGTTACTGATATCGAATATCAGGCACTTTACGATCATGCGGATGATGTTGTTAAGGTCGCTATGGAATTAGCATATCTCTGCTGCGCTCGTCAGCAAGACGTATTATCTATGCGCACCAGTCAAATACTTGATCATGGTATTTTCATTGCTCAAGGTAAAACTGGTGTTCAGCAAGTAAAGCTATGGACTACCCGCTTACGTTCAGTAATTAAGATGGCAAAAACCTTGGCTAACCCTGGTATAAGTTCAACTTATGTACTGTGTAAGCCTGACGGTGGTAACTGGTCAAGGGATGGTTTTAATAGTCGCTGGGCAAAGGCTAAAAGCAATACTAGGTTAGCAACAGGGTTACCGATAGACTTCACTTTCCACGATCTAAAAGCAAAAGGTATTAGTGATTTGGAAGGTAATCTACAGGATAAACAGGCGATATCAGGCCACAAAAATATTGGTCAGACCGCAAGATATGATCGCAAGGTAAAAGAGGTCCCGGTAGTTGGTGGAGAGCTAAAAAAGTAG